ATGAACACAGAGGAACTGCATCGGATGCACGCTCGGCACCTGGCTGCCTCACGGCGGGCACCGGGGACCGTCACGTACTACGGGAACTGCATGAAGCGGCTGTCGGAGTACATGAGCGCAGAGGGGATCAGTGCGCCGTCCGAGCTGACTCGCGGTCATTTGGGAGGGTTTATTTTATGGCTGCGGGAACGGGGCTTGAGTCCCGGCGGAGAGGCGGCCGTGATGCGTGGGGTGAGGGCGAGTCTCAGGTGGGCGCATGAGGAGGAGCTGCTGGAGAGTAACCCCATGGCACGCATCAAGCTGGCGAGCGTTCCACAGGTGCGTCCGCCGGCGGTTTCAAGCGAGGCGGCACGTGAGGCGCTGAAGGCGTGCGCGCAGACCAGGCACCCCCTGCGTGACCGGGCGATGCTCTTGACTATGCTCGACACCGGGGTACGCATGTCTGAGCTCCTCCAGCTGCGCGAGAGTGACCTTGATGTGATTGGCGGGTTCCTGCGGGTGCGGGCGGAGACTTCAAAGCGGCAGAGAGAGCGGCGCATACCTGTGGGTGTTCGGGCGATGCGCGCGGTGACCACGTACCAGCGGCGGGAGCGGCGGCCTGCGCGGGCGACTGTTGACACGCTGTATCTGAACCGCTCGGGGGTGCCGCTGAGCGTCAGTGGGCTGCATCACGTGCTGATCCGGCTGGCTGAGGTGACGGGGCGGAGCCGGGCAGAGCTGGCCCCTCACGCGTGGAGAAGGGGCATGGCGACGGCGTACATGAGCAACGGTGGCGACATCGTTACGCTGCAGCTGATACTCGGGCATGCGACGCTTGATCAAACAAGAGTTTATTTGAGACTCTCAGACGACGACCTCCAGCGGCGACACCTGCGGGCCTCGCCGGCGGACAACCTGTGACCTTTGGGGCGATGGGCTGGGACTGCGATACCACAGGGGTGGTTGTCAGGGTGCTGCGTGCCTATGAGGAGGGCGGTGCGGAGCTGGCCGCCCGCATGGCCCGGCTTCAGACGGTAGGCGGGTACAGCATGGCGGCGGCGTACGGCCTGCTGGCGGCGGCGCGGGCGCATCAGGGCGGGGTAGTCGACCCGGCCTACTGGGGCGTGCTGAGCGGCGGGCTGGGGCAGGCAGCGCGGCACTGTGGCCCCGTGTGGGTCGGGGTGTTTGAGCGGCCTGATGCAGACGGCATAAACGAAGACTGGGTAGTGCCAGAAGAGATGGGCGCGCAGGCGCACGTGGCGCTTGACCTGATGCAGCTGGCTGGCGATCTCAGGTATGGGCCAGGGCTGCGGCCTACGTGCGTTGATGAGCCGGGCACGCTGGCCTTGTACGTGCGCAGGGGTGTGGTCCTTTCCGGCCTGGCCCGGCAACTGGTGCGCGAGACGTTCCGCCTGAGTACAATGAGCAGATGAGTAATTATGTTCCTTGCTTAGTGCAGGGGCAGTTGATAGCATCCCCGGCGATAACAGACCGCCGGCGGGTGCGCGATGGAGGAGTGTGGCGATGACGAAAAACGGAGAACAGTTCACGCCACGGCTGGCCTCGTTTTTCTCGGGGATCGGCGGTTTCGATCTGGGGTTTGAGCAGGCCAACTATCAGGTGACCATGCAGTGCGAGATCGACGCTTTCGGGCGCAAGGTGCTCAACATGCACTGGCCTGAAGCCTTGCTGCACGGGAGCATAAAGGAGTTAAAGAGTGCAGACATCCCTGTTTCCGACGTTTGGGCTGGAGGCTTTCCTTGCCAAGACGTCTCGCTTGCCCGCATGGGCCAAAGGGCGGGACTTAAAGGCGCTCAATCAGGACTTTTCCACGACTTTGCTAGACTTCTGGGCGAGTCACTTCCCAGAGTTGTTGTCATCGAAAACGTGCCAGGTTTACTATCTTCCCACGGCGGAAGAGACTTCGGAACCGTTATTCAAGCGCTGGCCGAACTCGGGTACGCTGTCGGATGGCGTACTCTTAACAGTAAATACTTCAACGTCCCCCAGTCACGTGACAGAGTCTTCATTGTTGGATGTTATCGAGATGCAACAGGACCATCCGAGATATTATTTGAGCCAGAACGCGGCGGAAGGCATCTTGAGAAGGGCGGATCGCATGGGAAGGCCGCTATATCCCCCTTTAAGAAGGAGCTTGGAGATACTGAAGGAGAAGGGCCAGTCTTCCAAGAGTTAGCGTACTGTCTCTATGCAACATCGGCCCGCCACACAGGCACAGACTGGAGCCGCACCTATGTAACCTATCCGAAGCTCGGAAAAGTCCGCAGGTTGACCGCAGGCGAGTGCGAGGGCATCCAGGGGTTCCCGGCTGGCTGGACGATGCTCAAGAACTACAGCGGGGACTTTGACAAGCTGGAAAGCGCCCGATACAAGAGCATCGGGAACGCCGTGACGGTCGGTGTTGCCCGCTGGCTGGCTGAGCGGATTGATCTGTACCTGCAGAACAGGTTTGAGGCGTCTGTGGCCGATGAGCAGGCGGCTGCTAGTCCAGCTCCTGGTTCGCTGCCAGGATATTCAGAAACTCTCGCCGTGGCCGTAGGAGAGGATCTCGTGGCAGCCGCGCCTCAGGGATCACGCCGACGAAAGACTCAAGCCAGCTGAGCATCGCCGTTTCACCTCGGGCCAGGAGCGCATTCCTGGCCCGCTCTGGTATCTCCACACGGTAGTCGTCGGAGGCGTCGTCAGCGATGATCGCCAGCAGCCGGTTGTCGAAGGCCCAGTGATGCGTTTTGCAGAGGCAGACGCCGTTGTACACCTCATCCAGCTCGTACTGACGCCAGGGCAGCACGTGCGCCGCGTCCACGCCCGCCGCGTTGCCTGGGGTCGGTGGCAACCTCACGCCGCAGATCAGACAGGTCGAGTCGTACGCTGCCCGGACGCCCTCGCGGAACACGCGTCCCGAGTGGCCGCGCGAGCTGGTGAGCTGCCACTTCCTCCAGGCTGCGATGGTCCTGCGCTTCAGTTCGACTTCCTGCACGGGGATCAGTTCCACGTCGAACAGCGGGCGGCTCACGGGGGCGTTCGTGAGGGTTTGCAGGCCTGGCAGCAGGTCCCCCGCGCCTTCCATCAGTTCCTCAGCCTCTGGGTCTGTAGACGCTACGAACTTGGGCAACTGCTCGTAGGACTTGAACGTCGCCTTTGAGACGGGGTTGCCGGACGTGACACCTTCCTGGTGCTGCTTGATGGCCTCACTGACGTAGAACGGCAGTTCGTCGGCACGTCTCCACAGCTCCTGCACTTCACCGGCCCGCTTTGCCACGTTGATGTGCGCCTCGGCTGTGGCATCACTGAGCTGGATTGTCTCCGCGTGGAAGACGAACTGATCGCCGTTGATCTCGATGTGGCTGGCCTCGATGTAGTCCAGCAGCTGCCCTCCGCTGTCCACCCCGGACTGCGAGCGCACGGTGGGGTTGAGGAGCAGGGCCGCGCATACCTGCCGCTGCACACCGATATGCTCACCTTTGACCTCGGACCGAATGCGGGTCTTCCCTTCGGCGCGTCGGATGACCAGGCCGGTGTTGATACGCCAGTTCGGGGAGAGGACCACAGTCAGGTGTTTGTCCACCACGTCGGCGGTGGTGTACCCGTCGCTGTCGCCGCTCATCTCGTACTCGCCGCGCCCCCTGCTGTGCCGGAAGATGATCTTCATGTCGGATGAGTGTATGTGAGAACATCCCGCTTTGGCTGCCCCCTGTGTGTTTTCATGAACGCTACCGCCTGTTTTGCGATGAACACGGCGAAAAAGCCCGAAAGGTCAGACCTCGGGGGATGCTCGATAGTCATCCATGTAACCACAGTAGAGTCCTCCTCTATCTCCTTCCCCTTCTTCCCCTTTATGAGGCAGTCTCGTGCGCCGCGCATGCCGAAACGCGACAAACACGGCGAAAACATGCGAAAGGTCAGACCTCGACGGGCCGTGTGGCTCATCGGACACTCATAATGGGACCACGAAAAAGCCCTGGCGGTGAGTGCCAGGGCCGGGGGTTACTTCTTGCCGATGCGGGGCTTGACCCAGTTGGTGTACGCGTACTCCAGGCCCTTGATCAGCCCGCTGATGGTGCCAGCGGTGATCTTGCTGCGCAGCCAGCTGGGTGCCCAGGCGGGAATCGGCACGTGGGGAATGATGTACTTCACGATGAACGTCGGCAGCACGAGGATCACCAGGTCGCGCGCCGAGGTGCCCTTGATCGCTGGAGCTGCCTGACCGACGGCCAGGCTGATCAGGTTGCGCACCTGGGTCGCGAGGTCAGCGATTTCCATGATGCTGAGCTTCCTGTCCCCGAAGGCGGCCAGCACCTCCTTGACCAGATGTTCGCCTGCGCTGATCACGTCGGTGAGAATGACGGCCAGTTCGGCGTCAGGAACGGGCACTTCCACAGGCGCGGGCGCGGGAGTCGGCGCGGGCGCAGCCGCAGGGATGCCCACACTCTGCGCGCTGAACCCGCCGCCGATGCTGCCGCCGGTGCGGGCCGGAGGGGTGGCGGGGATGCTTGCAGGGGTGAGGGTTTTGGTGATGACGATGCCTGCGGTTTTGCGGGCTTCGAGGATCGCGGTGATGCGGGGGTCGATGGTCATGGTGTGTGCCTCCTGATGGCGTGAGAGGGCGGACCCACAGGCGCGTGACCTGTGGGCAGTTCAGAATCTGGACTCGGGTTAGAGGCGGGCCAGGATCAGCGCGCCGTCGTCGGCCACGGTGATCTGCAGGCCGCCGTGTGGGTAGGTGCCGGGGTTCGGGTACATCGCCCGCACGCGCCCGAAGAACGCTTCATCCAGCGCGTGACCCCCGTAGATGCCGCCGGGCTTGCCGTCCCACAGGCTGCGCACAGGCGGCTCCCCGCTGTGGGTCAAGAACACCGACGTGCTGCGCGCGGGCGGCACGGGGGCCGTCTGCTCAGCGGGGAAGATCTGCATGAATCTGTGGTACAGCTCCGCCCGGTGTTTTAGGCCGTTGTCGCCGCCGTTGATCGTGCGGGAGACGCGGTCCACGTCACCGCCGCCCAGGATTCCGAGCAGGCCCTTCCGCTTGCAGAGTTCAAGGGCAGACAGGGCGCTCGCTCTGTGGGTCAGGAGCAGGTCCGGTTGGCTCTCCAGGTCCAGACCGATGGCGCGTCCGATCGCGCGGTACATGTCCCGTCCCGTGATCTGCATGTACCCGCGTCCCCGGAAAAGGAATCCATCGCCGGGGTTGACGTTGCCCATGCGCCCGCCGTACGCGTAGTTGCCGAGCTTGACGGGGTTACGCACGTAGGGGAGGGTTGACGCGACCGTGGGGAACCTGCGATCCCAGGCTCCCATCATGGCCTCTGTGCTGTAGTTGAGGTTCTCTGACACGGGCATGATGCTTGACTCGTGGGTGAGCTGCGCGAGCAGCATCGCGACGGCGGGGCGGGTGGTGACGCCGTAGCGCTCGCAGGCTTCGTCGAGCGCGGCTGCGGCGGCCTGCGGATCGGGATGACGTGGAACCGCCCGACGGATGATGTCGGGCGTGATGGTGTATCTCATGGGGTCCTCCTGTGGGTGTCTCTTTTAAGGACGCACGCGGGCGCGCCGCGCACGCGGCGCTGTGCCACATCAGCCTGCATCTCTACTCTTTGTGCTTTCGCTAGGGTTGGGCTGCTCTTTAGAACGGGCCTGCGGGCGCGCCGCGCACGCGGCGCAGTGCACATCCCCCTGCATCTCTACTCTTTGCGCTTTCGCTGGCTGTGGGTTGCTCTTTTAAGTGGGCACGCGGGCGCGCCGCGCACGCGGCGCCAGGCCACACCTTCCAGAGATGCAGCCCTACTCCTCGCGCTCCGGCCCTTCCCACGCCGCTCTGATGCACACCCACGCCACAGCGCACAGCAGCAGCACATGCACGCCGCACAGGAGCCAGATCAGCGAGCTGCTCATCGGCGGAGGTTGATGTCGGCGGCTACGGCGATGCTGAACAGCGCGTGATGCCTGACCTTCGCGTCGAGCTCGTCGCCTGGGCGCAGGCTGAACCAGAAGACGTTCGGCTTGACCACCTTCCCGGCGATCCGGTAGGTGGTACTGAAGACACCCACCACCGGCTTGCTCTGGCCGAGCCCGTAGAACTGCCGCTCTACCGGTTCAACGCGTATCACCTGGTAGTGAAGCGCGCTCAGTGTGGGTTCTCTTGCTGCTGATGCGAATCCGAAAGCCAGCACGGCGGCTATGATGAGTTTCTTCATAGCACCTCCACATCCCGGCCTTCCCTGCGCCACTCCAGCCGCTTTTTGACGTAGTGCACGCGCCACAGGATCGCCATCAAGATCAGCGCGAATCCCAGGATTGACAGCGCACCGTTTGCGACCAGCAGCCGATGCGGGCTTGAGGTGCGGTTGAACTCAAAGACCGCAGCAAGGGCCAGGTATGTTGCCATCGCCGCGACTCCAAGCGCCATGAGCCAGTTTGAGATCCTGAAGCGCTTGCAGTCCGCATCACTCCAGATCTTCTCCAGCTCGTTTGGCTGCACCGCGTTCCAGGTCCACAGTGCGGCTGCCAGGCCAAACAGGGCGGCGCTGGCAGACCGTACGCCGAACAGCAGCTCGGGCCCAGCCTCCGAGTCAAGCCACCACCCTTGACACATCAGAAAAAGTTCATGCGGGGTCATACGGACTCGCCTCCTCCGGCGCGGCTTCCGGGAAATCGATCTCGATCGGCTCCGGGGGTGCGGGTTCCTCCAGCGCTTCCGTGGTGTGGGGCGCTGGGTCCGTGCCGCTGCGGTTGTCCATCTGCGCGCGCATCGTGTCGAGCATCTGATTCAGGTCGCTCAAGTCAACGCCGAGGCGCTTAGACACCCACTTGAGCGCCATGAAGCTAACGAACACGACCGGCAGCACGCCGGTCATCGCTCCGATGATTGCTGAGAGGGTCGCGCTGAGGTGCACGACCTCGGCCAGAAAAAGCGATGCTCCGCCCCCGGTCCCGGCGGCGATGAACATCGCGCCGAACGTGCGAAGGGGCATGATCCGGATGCCCAGCGCCCACATGAGCGCGAGCTGCATCAAAGACGCGAAAAGACTGGGTACCAGCAACTGACTGATGACTGAGATGTTGCGTTCAGGCATGGTTTTGCCCCCCGTCATGCTGCGGCGGGGGGCGGGGCGTGGTGTAGTGCATGTGCGGGCCTCCTGTGTGGGTTTATGCGAGGTTGTAGCCGTACTCGAGCAGCTGCAGCGAGACTGCCCACTCGCCGCCCGAGGTTCCCGTTGCGCCGCCTGTTACTGCGAGAAAGCGCAGGAACGCGCGCTGGCCGTCTACCGCCGACTCAATCTGCAGATCAACGTTCTCTGACTGCACCGGCTTCGCCCCGCTGCCGTCTTTCACGATGCTCAGGCCGGTGATCTCGGGTACCAGAGTCCAGTCCCCTCCCTGCACTGTTTTGGTGCCCTTGACGCGCAGGCTGCCCTCGATGCGCCAGGTGACAAGCTCTGGCGTGGTGAAATACGTGCCGCTGTCGCCCCCTGAGGTGCGAGAGACGCACATCGCCATTCCGCGAAACGTCAGGCACTGGTCGACGCCGATCTCGATGCGGTTCGCGCCGGTCTGCGCGCTGCTCGAGTCGCGGTTGCTGCTGCTGCCGTCGGTGCGCAGCTCAACGGTCGAGCCGTTGTTGACCGCGCCGGGGCTGTGCAGGGTGACAAGCGCGGCCTGCGCCATCCGGCCCGCGTCTGCGCCGAACGTGACCTGGCCCGCGCGCCTGCTGATCGTGGTGCCGAACGCCAGCGCGTTCTCAGCTTTGGTTTGTGCACCGCTCCCTGCCGCGACTGCGCTGTTGTTGCCGAACGCCGTGTTTCCGGTGCCGCCGATGACCACACCGTTGCTCGCGTCTGTCACGGTATTGTTGGTGCCGCCCACAATCGCCGCAGCGACGGTCCCGCCGCCCCCGATCGTGTTGCTGCTGCCGCCTACCACGACCGAGTTCGCGAACCCACCCGCGCTGTTTGCCTCGCCTCCGATGACGACCGCGTTCTTGCCGGTCGTGAGGTTGGTCTGGCCCGCGAAAACACCGCTGTAGTTGCCCTGCGCGCTGTTCTGCAATCCGCCTACCACAGAGGTGTAGTAGTTGGTGGTGGTGTTGCCGTAGCCGCCCAGGATGCCAGCCGCGTACCCTGCCGACCTGTTCGCGTACCCGCCGATCAGTGCGCTGTAGTCGCCTGATGCGATCTGATCGGCGGCGCTCCGGCGCATCTGAAGATCGACCGAAGATGAACCCCTGCCCATGCCCGGAGCGGTGTCGCCCGATTTGTTGAAGATGCCCTTCGCCGGGTCAACGAACAGCAGGCTGCGCCCCAGCACACTGCCAGTCTCATCGGCGTAGTTTGCCAGCTCGTACTGCGTCCCGGCCAACTCAGCAGGCGGAGTGATGCCGCCGCCGCCGCCGGTGCCGTCCGCGCCTGCGGGTCCAGCTGGTCCCTGCGGTCCAGCGGGTCCTTCTGGTCCGGCGGGTCCCACTCCTCCATCAGCGCCGGTGTCTCCCTTGGGTCCCTGAGGTCCGATGGGTCCGTCAGCGCCTGCGGGTCCAGCTCCGCCGTCTGCCCCAGTGTCTCCCTTGACGCCCTGGGGTCCCACGGTTCCATCTGGTCCTGCGGGTCCGGCTCCACCATCTTCTCCGGTGTCCCCCTTGACACCCTGGGGTCCCACAGGTCCGTCGGTTCCTGCGGATCCCACTCCACCATCTGCGCCGGTGTCTCCCTTCACGCCCTGGGGTCCGATGGGTCCATCCGCGCCCGTGTCGCCCTTGACGCCCTGAGGCCCCACAGGTCCATCAGCGCCTGCCGGTCCGGGCGTGCTCGCGCCGCCGCCCGACGCTTTGATCTCGTTGATCGCCGCGACGATGGTGCCCTTCTCTGTGGTGGTGAGCGTGCTGAGATCGCCGACCTTCGTGGTCAGCGCAGCAACGGTGCTCGCGTTCGCCTTGAGTGCCAGCGCGCTGGCGACCTCGGTCTTGACCGCGAACAGCGAGTGGTCCACAGCCTCGAGCGCATCCGTGCGGTCTCCGAGACTATTCCAGTTGGCCTCCGCCTCGGTGCGCAGGGCCTCGACGTAGGTGTCGAGACTGATGAGCGCCGTCTCGTTCGTGCTCACGCGTGTGGTCAGCGTGTTCACTGAGACTTTCGTCGCGTAGCCGCTGAGGTCCGGGGTCGCTCCCGCTGGCCCCTGCGCGCCCTGTGGTCCGATGGGTCCAGCGGGTCCTACTCCTCCCGCAGGTCCAACTCCCCCCTGTGGTCCAGGTTCGCCTGGGGTGCCATCCGCTCCAGCGGGTCCAACGCCTCCTGCGGGTCCGACTGCGCCCTGATCGCCTTTTGTGCCAGCGGGGCCGATGGGTCCGGGTCCGCCAGTCGGGCCGGGGATGCCCTGCGTGCCGTCGTCTCCCTTGACGCCGGGGTTTCCCTGATCGCCCTTGCTGCCCACAGGTCCGGGTCCGCCAGCAGGTCCAGTTGCTCCAGCGGGTCCAGTCTGTCCGACGGGTCCGACGGGGCCAGGTCCACCGGCGGGTCCGGGAGTGCCCTGCTCTCCCACTGCTCCTGTTCCGCCAGCCTGCCCCTGCGCGCCGGGTGGGCCAGCGATGCCGCCCAGCACGCGCACAGCGCCGTCTGCTTCTATCACGGTGTCGGTGATGTCGATCGGTAGTCTGATCATGGTGTACCTCCTGCGGTCTGGGTTACGCGGCCTTCCGCTTCGACTTCAAAAGTCATGAGCGCCCGCTGATGCCCAAGCGAGTCGATCAAGAAAATGTCGGCGTAGCAGACGGCCCGCAGCTTGTCTGCCTCGCTGGCCCTGATGCGAAAGAATGGCCCCGCTTCATCGAATCCTGTGTTGGGGTTGGTTGTGACCGCGAAGCCCAGGTACTCAGCCTCAGCCAGGAGGCAGCCGCCGTGTGGCCGCGTCCTGAACTGCATCTTGTAGGTACACGCCTCGTATGCCAGCAGCTCCGCTCCGCTGATCGGTACTCCGTCGCGGCTCAGCGGGTGCTGAATGTCTACATCGCTGCCCCGGTACAGCCGCAGCGCCTGCGCGGGCGGGATGTTGTTGATCTCCTGCATGTGTGCCTCCTTTAGAACGGCCAGTCGAGCGCCGGTGTCATGTCTGTAGCGAGTGATGCGTATACCAGCGTGATGCCCGTGATCGCCCGGCGCGCAGCGGGAATGACTGTGATGGTCAGCTCGTCCGGCCCGGCGTCTTCCCTGAGATGCCACACCGCAGCGCCGTCCGGGTTCTCCACGTCGGCGGCCAGCGGGTTGTTGATGCGGGTGCGGTCAGACTGGTAGGTCGTTGAGACTGGCGTCTTGATCTCGCGCACCAGCAGCGCCCACAGGTCCCAGCCGTCCTCAGGCAGCCCGGTGAACTTCACGGTCAGCAAGCCGTCGCCGAGGCTGCCGCCCGCGTCGTACCAGGGCGTGGAGGCGTCCGCAGGCGTGGGTGCCGTCTGCCCGTTGAGGTCAGTTACGGTTGCCTCTGACGGCTGAAACTCCTGAAGTGCGCGTACCCGGGTAGCCAGGAACGAACTCACAGGCGCGGCGAGACGCGGACGGATGCCCAGCCGCTGCGTGAGCGCGTAGCCTGGGTTGCTCACTGACAGCACCGCCGGCCCCTGGTGGTCGGGGTTGCCGAAGATGTTCGGGTCTGCGCTCAGCCACACCGCGCCAGCGTCGTAGCTCAGCATCTTCAGGCCGCCGACTGTGGGTTTCGCTGCGCCCTTCACGCCCGCCAGAATCAGCGGCTGCGTGTCTGTAACGGGCTGCCGCCAGACGCCCTTCCCGATCTGCACGGCTGGCCCGGTCAGCTGCACCTGGTCCTGCGTGCTGCCGGGAACGACCGTGCTCAGGTCTGGCTCGGGCGTCTCCATGCTGTCAAGCCAGGTGTTCAGCTCTGACATGCGACTGTTGACGGCCGCCGCATAACCGGCGTCGACCTGTGGGGCCAGGTCAGTGATCGTTGCGGATGCCAGGATGGTGCGCGGTCCGACTGCCTGGCCGATGATCTGGCCGTCCAGTCCAATGTCCACGGTCGCCGCGAAGCTCTGCAGTTTTAGGTTGGCCGTGATGTCGCTGAACCCGATGTTCGCGTTGTACCCGTCGCCTGCGTCGCCGTCCCAGCTCATACCCTGCAACAGCAGCCGCATGTGGACGCGCCAGCGGTCAGCCAGCATCTCCACGGCGTACGCCATCGCCGGTTCTTTCGCCGGGATGCCGGGCGCGAGTGGCCGGTCGTAGTAGGCTGGCTCGCCATACTTGCCATCGTCGAGGAGCGTGTTGTGCTCTGCGGCGCTCGGCTCCGGGGTGGCCCTGAACAGCCAGCCGGACTGCGCTATCTGCTTGTCGGGGTACAGGTCTTCAGGGCCGATCTCGATGCGCGCCTCTCGGACCTCAACCCTGAGCAGGTCGATGTAGGCGACGCCGCTGTGGAAGCCGGGCGTGCGGTCTGTCCAGTTCTTTCTCGGGCCGGATTCGTACAGGTTGCCGACTTGCAGGTATCTGAGGGTGTTGCTGCCGGTCCTGATCCAGTTGCCGCGCGGGCCGACGCCGGTGGGTCCGAACGGGCTTGATAACCCTTCGTTCGTGGTGTCGCGCGGTACCCAGCCGCCGGTCAACGGTTCGATCTGGCGAACGGGCCAGGCTTTGATGTACGGCACTTTGATCCCGCCCGGAGCGCTGCGTGCCCGCCGTCTGCGCGGTTGAGTCAGCAGCAGGGGAGGGTGCATGTGCTGGGTTCCGGGTGGCACCTCGCCGTGGCAACCGATCCACAGCACGCGCCCGAGCGCGTAGTCGCCCTTGCCCGTGTGCCGCTGTCCGTCTTCGGTCACGAACCCGCCGGCGGTGCGCTCCACAACCGTGTGAACCGCAGGCTCGCACGCGGGCGGCGCGCAGGCGCAGCAGGGGTCTAAGCAGTCCCGTCTACCATCGCACCCCATACTCCACCTCCCAGATAGACAGCCGTCGCTCTTGATCCGAGTGCCAGATCAACCTTGCTCTGAGCGTTGACCCTGCGCCCGTCATCTGTGGCGATGACGTACCCCTTCCCGGCGAGACGCTCCACTACGATCCCGCTCACGCGGTCCATGAGGTCTCGACCGTCTCGCTGTACGGCATTTCTAGATCTCGCATATCAGCAACCACAGACAGCGACCGAACGGCGTCCCCGCGCCGCAGCCCGCTCGGGAGGGCGTACGTGCGTTGATAGCTGTGGCGCGGGCGGCCCCGGAGCGTTGCGGCCAGGTCTGCCGCGTCCTGCACAGCGGACTGCCCGGCGAGCCAGGGAATGTCAATGGTCACGGGTTCGCCGTAGCCCAGCGTGCCCTTGACTACCTCGGGCGTGACAGAAAACTTCGCTGCCCCGCCGGTTTCCCCGCTGAGGTTGCGCAGGCCATCGTCAGACTGCGGGGCCATCTCAGGCGGCCCAGAGTCGGGGCTTACCCGCGTCTGCACCTGTGGGATGTTGATGTAGTACGCGACCTCGTCCTCGTCGTCGTACACGGGCGCTTCAGTCGGGCTTGAGGTCTGCTGAACGCTGCTCCACCTGTCGCTGCCGCTGCGCACCCATGACGTGATGTCTGTTGACGTTGCGCTGTAGATCACCGCGTTGTCCTTGAGCTGCTCCACCACAGTGGTGACGCTCACCAGGCGCACCCAGCCGCCGGGGGTCCAGGTCTTGCGCGTCGCCGTGGTCGTCCGGCTGCCGTAAACCGCGATGTCAAGCGGCGGGTCAAGCGTGGGGGCGGTGCCGATCAGCTGCTGCGCGGTCTCCGTGACGGTCGTCGAACCGGTCGACACGCGTCGGGTCTGCAGCATGCCGTAGCTGTGGTTGACGGTGGTGGTGTCGGTGCTGCGTGCCGTCAGGGGGTAGCGCTCGCCGTCTGGCCCGGTCACGGTCACAGGCTGAATGTTGATGGTGGTGCGCACTTCCTGGGTGACGGCGAAGTTTACCTTAGTCTTCGTCTCCGTCACTTTCTGGTAGCCCACCTCATCTGCAGCCCTGTCTGCTGTGAACTCCTCGTGCTCAAACACGCCGTCTTTTGACAGCTCCCACACCTCTTCATCGCTGATGCGCCCTTGCGCGTGCGACTCCTGCATGATCGCAGCCACACGCAGCCGCCGGGCCTCCTGTTCGGCGGTCTCCGGGGGCGGGGTGTCAACGATCTCCTCTTTCCCGCGCACCGTCATGAAGCGCGGTACAGACAGCGTGTCAACGTTGCGCGGCCCGGACGTGAAGGGCTGTGCAGAGTTCACAACGTCCCCCACAGCGCCGCCGCCGAGAACCCAGCCCAGGCCTGCCTCCGACTCGATCAGCGAGTAGCCGAACGCGCCGAGCAGGTAGTCGAAGAAGCCGTAGTGGTCCTCAAAAGCGAGGGCGGCCTCCAGCGGGATGTTGACCGGCGTGTTCAGCAGCCACGCGGGGATGCGGTTGATGCCGATGAGGTCAGGCCAGTTCAGGTTCAGGTTCTGGCCGACCGTCTGCCCCGTGCGTGGGGTGAACGGGTAGCCGCTCTGGCTGCTGCCCTGATGCACCAGGGCGATCACGGTGATGCCGGTCTCCGGCGTGTGGCTGAAGTGCCCTACACCCTTGAACGGCCCCCACGTCTCGCTGCTGATCTGCCCGGCCTCCTCGATGTTGATGATGAGGGCGATGTCTTGCGTGTACGCCAGCGCCTCGCCGTCGCCAGCCACAGTCAGCACACCGGTCACGCGCTCGCCGCTCTCTGGCACGTCGAGCGAGACGGCGATCACCGGCAGGAGCGAGGGGAACATCTCAAAACTCAGTTTCATGGTGCCCTCCTTTAGAAGAGAATGTTGATGACGAAGGCGTACTCACAGCCAGCGTTTTCGCCGTCTGTGATGTACTTGAAGATCGGCTGCTCGAGAATGATCGCGTGCTCTGAGATCACGTCGCCGCCGCTCGGACCTGCGCCCTGTGCGATGACGGGGAAGTTCACCCGGTCAGCCCACAGCGCCCAGATGCGATACGCGTCTGCCGGGTCGATCAGGTTCTCCCCGCTGACGGTCAGGGTCAGCGCCTCACGGTTGGGCGTCTCGATGACGACCAGCTGGCCGTTCATCAGCCTGTGGACCACGGCACCGCCCCCGCCGCCCGCCAGTCGGACGTCAGGAACGAACCGCATCCACACGCCGTTCAGCTTGAGGTTGTTGTCGAGATTGACCATGTTCACCCCCTCCGTGCCGCGTACTTGAGGCCCTTCTGAGCGGCGCAGTCGAGAATGGTCTGCGTCGCGCGCACCACAGCCGGCGGTGCGGTGGTGGAACGGCCGTCGATGTTGATGGTGTTGTTCACGGTCGTGGTGACGTTGGCGAGACTCGGAGCCAGCCGCTCCAGGTCAAGCCGCGACCTGCTCAACTCGGAGATCATCGCCCGGGCAGCGATCTGGCCCAGCACCTCGCCAGCCGGCTTGACCTGTTCGGCCAGCTTGGGGTCGACGCTGATGGTCAGCACGTTGCCGCCGTCTCCCAGCACCCCCTTCAGCAGCTTCTGAGCGCCGCCCAGCTTGCGCTCCAGTCCCACAGCGCCCGCCTGCGCAGCGTTCAGCGCGCCTACGATGTCAAGCCCCAGCCCCTGCTCGGCCAGAGATGAAGCCAGGTCTTCAGCGGTCTGCTTGATCTTGTCTGCCTGCCGCTGATAGGTGGCCTGCTGAGCGTCCTGGGTCTTGCGCAGCACCTCAGGCACGGTTCCCATCGCATCAGCCGTTCTCTGGTACGCCTTCGCCTGTTTCCGGGCGCTGGCTTCCACAGTTGCGGCCTGGTTGTCGGCTGCGGCCTTGATGGCCCCTGATGCAGCCTGAAAGCTCTTCGCGCTCAGGTCCACAGCGGCGGCGTACTCGGGACTCCCAGCGCCGTAGCGGGCGCGGGCGTCCTGCGCTGCTCGCAGGCTCTCCGCGTACGCGTTCTGCGCGCGTGCGGAGATGCCGTCGAGCACCGCCTGGTTCTTGGTGGCCCCAGCGAAGGTGTTCAGACTGGAGTTCAGGCTGTCAACCGCGCTCTTCTGTGCCTCCCACTCGCTTCTCAGCTCGGAAAGGGCCTGCTGCGCGTTGCTGATGGCCTTGCTCTGGTTGCTGATGGCCTCACCGGTAGACTCGATGGCCGACTCCCCGATGCGCACCGCCCCTGTGGTGCTCTTGAGTGTGGTGCGGTACGTGCCGGTCGTGCGTTCAAGCTCAACAAAAGCGGCCTGAGTGCGTACCAGCGCGCGGTTTTGCCTGTTTGCCGCGCTGTCGTCCATGGCCGCTGCCCACACGTCGCGCAGTTCTGCGGCCTGTGTGGTGAGCGTCTTTGATGCGTCAGCGAGGCGTTTCTGATCATCAAGCTGTTCTTTGACCAGATCACGCACGCGCGTTTCTGCTGCGCGCCTGCCGTTGATGGCGTCTCCGATCTCAGACTGCGCGCGGCCCTGCTCGCGGTACAGCCGCTCCAGCTCGGTGTAGTAGCTCACCTGTTCCTGTGCGTCGGCGGCGAGGTTCCGCCGTGCTGCCAGGCGTTCGGTGGCGCTCCGGGCTTCGTTCAGTGCGGCGTCCAGTGTGGCCGCCTGCTGATCCCGTGCTGCGCTCAGGTCACCGAGGCGGGCCTTCCGGCTGTCCTCAAGACTCCGAGCGATCTGGCGTTGCAGGTCAGCGGCTTTATCGAGGTAGCCGTTGCGCTCCTGCTCGCTGGCCGCCGTGGCTGCGATGCGGGTGTACGCCTCGGCCTCTGCTGCCAGGGATGCCCGGACGTTCCCCTCGTACTTCTCCCGCAGTCCCGCGTTAACGGTCATGCTGGCGGCGTACTCGGCGGCGGTGCGGTAGCGGGCGGTCTCCTCAGCTGCGGAACTTACCCGCTGCTGCCGGTCCTCACGCTCTGCATCAGACACAGCCTTGCGTGCCGTGATGACGGCCAGCTCAGCGGTGATCTGCTCCCCGCGTCCCTGCGCCTGGCCCGCTGCCTTGACCTTGAGCGCGACCTCTTCCCTGAGTGCCTGAAGTGCCAGCCCCCGCGCGGTGGCCGCGTCTTTCTCGGTGGCCGACTGATCAATGGTGAGCTGCAGGCGTGCTTTTGCCAGGTCCAGTTCCTCGCCAGCGCGCTGGAGCGGTGCGGCGCGGTCCTGGTCCTGCGCGTCCCGCAGCGCTGCTCGGGCGACGATGAGGTCCTGTTGTGCGGCCAGCGCGGCGGCGGGGTCGGTTCCCCGGCTTGCCACAGCGGCCAGCTGCACCTTCAGCGCCAGCTCGTCCTTGAGCGCAGAGATGACGGCCTGCCTCCCGGCGGCCTCCGCAGCTGTGGTCTTCGCCTGCTTCAGCGCGTCTTGAGCGCGTGCGGTGTTCAGCTGCGCGCGGGAGACGATGAGTGCGTTCTGTTGAGCCACAGCCTGCTTCTCGGCGTCCTGAAGCGCGTTGACGGCGGTCCGGTTTGCCTCTCCGACTTCCTGTGCGTACTTCGCGGCCATGGTGCCCAGGTCCGTTCGGTACTGCGAGGTGAGGGCGTTGCGCTCTCCCCGGGTAGCCTTGGGGTCAGCCAGCGCGTCGTCCAGCTCCCGCTTCCTGGCCTGCTGTGCGGCGGCATACTCTTCCTGTATGCCCGCCACACGCGCGGCCAGGATGCGCCCGGAGTAGCGCTGAATGACGGCCAGCTTCGCCGCTTCGTTGCCCTCGGTGCCCCTCAGGTCCTGCGCCTGGTCTGCCTCCGTGCTCGCGCGGATCAGATCAGCCAGTTCCCGGCGGCCTCGGCTTTCCGCGTCGCTGATGGCCCGTAGGCGGTCGCGCGTGGCCCTGACAGCATCAGCGACTTCTTTCGCTGCGTCCTCTGCCTTCTTTTTGGCCGCTTTCGCTTCCTCTGCCAGGTCTTTCTGAAGCTCGACCCCGCGTGCCTGCCGAAGCGCGTTCCCGGCGGCCACGATACGGGCCACAGCGGCTCGGTCTCCGCCGACCTGTCCGATGGCTTCGGTCTGCCTGCGGTTGATCTCTGACACGTCCTGTCCGGCCTGCGCTGTGATGCCAGCGACTCCGGTCTTTGCCTTCGCTATCGCAGCGGTGGCGTCTGCCTCTAGCTTCGTGACGATGCCGGCGATGTAGTCCCGGTCGGCACGCGCCCCTTCCTGCCTGATCGCTGCCACTTTCTGACGCGACTGCGCTTCAAGTTCAGCGACCTTCTCGGGAAAGATGGCGTACTTGCGGGCCAGCTCCTTGGCGTTGCGCTCCACCTCACCGACGGCCAGCTCTCGCAGCGCCCGCTGTTTCGCCAGGCCGTCCTGCATCGCGTCAACGCGCGCTTTCTCTACCTCCAGCGCGCCCTTCGCGACCTCTGCCCCCGCGTCGGCCCGCTCCTGCGCGACGGCCAGCCTCAGCCCGCGCTCCCGCTGCGTGTTGATCTTCTCCAGCAGTTCGGCCCGGAGCTTGTCGTCTACCACATTCTTTTTGACCTGCGTTTCCAGCGCAGCATAGAAGTGGTTGATCTCTGCCAGCTTCTTCGCCGTTGCAGACAGCGATGCCGTGTAGTCCTTTTCCCGCTGAGTCCGCAGGTCTTTGTTGACCTGAGAAGCGGTGTTGCGGTCCACCACATCGCCGGGCGCGCGAATCAGTGCCTTGTCCTCGCCCTCTGTGGCTTTCTTTGCCTCCTCGATCGCGGCCTTCACATCACCGCGCACCACAGTGAGGCGCGCAGACACCTTAGCCAGGCGGGTCTCCATGACCTTCACCTGCGCCTCGTCGCCTGCGTTCCTTGCCGCCGTCAGGTTTGCCACAGTCTCGCGCCGGATGGTGTACAGCAGATCAAGCGTGCGGGCCGCGTTTGCGCCCTGCTCGCCGTATCTTGCCACCATGTCAGCGTCGTACTGGTTCTGTGAGGCTTGCGTGGCCTTCAGGACGTCTTGCTGCTCAAGGAACAGCCTCGTCATGTACGCCAGCGGGCCAGCGATCGCGGTGATCCCCACAGCCGCTGATCCGAAGGCCAGCAGGGCGGGGGCCGCGTTCAGGGCGGCTGCGCCCGCGCCCGTGAAGATGCTGCTGATCTGCACGGCCTTGAGCGCGGTCCATGCCGTCGTGAGGCCGGTGACGACCGAACGCTGGCGGGTGAGGTTGGTCAGCAGCGACACGCCGCCCGCCGCCGCGCCTGCACCAGCGGCCCCGAGCTGCGCGGCCCGGAGTGTGGCGAACGCGCCTGAGGTCGCCAGCAGTGTGGTCCTCAACAGCAACAGCGAGGTGATGCCGATGCGCAGGCCGACCAGTGATGCGCCGACCAGGATCAGCCCGTTGCCCAGGTCCTTCACGGGCTGCGGGAGGGCCTCGAAGCTCCGGAAAAACTCAGTCGCGGAGTTCGCCCCCTGTGCCAACAGTTTCACCGTGGTGGTGGCTGCGGGGATGAACTGGTCTCCGAGCGCGATCTTCAGGTCCGCGAAGGAGTTCTTCAGACGGACGCTCTCATCGTTCCAGTTCTTCGTTGCCTCCCCGGCGACGCGGGACAGACTCGCGCTGTCCTTTGCTCCAGCAGCCGAGGTTTCAGCGGCCTTGCGCAGGTTGGGCGCGGTCTTTGCGAGTTCGGCCATGACGCGGTTAGCGATGACGCCCCGGATGCCGACGCGGGCCAGCACGGTGTCGTAGCTCTGCCCGGCCTTACTTGCCTGCTCCATCGCCTCAGCGAAGCGGACCAGGATTTCGTAGGGGTTGCTGCGCCCGAGCTTCTGGAACTCCTCGGTCGTGATGCCGATGATCGAGGAGAAGGCTTCCGCCCTGTCCCCACCATCGTTCAGCGCTCCGAGGAGCTGCTGAGAGAATTTGGTCAGCGTGCTGCCAGACGCCTGCGCGCGTGCACCGACGGATACCAGGCCAGCGGAGACGCCGAGGATTTGCTCTTTGGTGAAGCCCGCAGCCTTGCCGAACGAAGACCAGTAGGTCGCCAGCCCGATCACCTGTGGGATCTGAACGCCAAACTGGGTCTTCAGGGCGGCCATGCTGTTGGCCGCGTCTTCCAGGCCCGCGATCATGTCTTCCGGGCGGGTGTCGATCGACCTCAGGAACTTCACCAGCTCCTCCCCGGTGTGGCTCACGTCGCCCGCCTGCCCGTTCACGTCACGCATGACCAGTCCGAGGTCGGCCATGATTTTCACGAAGCGCTCGGTGCCTTCCACACCATGGATGCCGACCAGCTGCGCCTGCCGTCCCAGCTCTGCTAGTTCCAGCGCAGACACGGGGATCTCACGGCTGAGGATGCGGAAGTTGTCCTTGAGCACTTCGTACTGGTTGGTGTCGAAGTGCCCCACAGCGGCAAGCTGAGTCATGCCCTGCTGCAGGTCTGCGGCGGTCTTGAAGGTCGCGACCAGAGTGGCCTGAAACACAGCGATGACCTGATCGACGGCGACCACAGCGGTCTGGAGGGCCAGCATGCCCGCCGCGCCGTCGCTGCCCATCGTCGTGAAGTTCGTGCCCGTCTTAGTCGCCGTCTTGCCGAGGTCTGATACCTGGGTCTTCACTTCTTTCAGCTTGCCGAACTCATCGAAGTTCGCGTAAAACTTCACCCGCGCGTTGAAGCCGTTCAGGCCAGCGATCTCTGCGCGAACCTGCTGCGCCTGACGCAGAAAAGCGGTGATGTCCATGCCGATCGGGAAACGAATATCTGGGTCAGTCGCCATGTCTCACACCTCCTATAACTTCTTCAGTTCTTCTCGAAAGCGCCTGTGCATGTGGAACGTTGCAGCTAGCGCGGCGGGGGCGATGAAAGGGCCAGGCACACGCCAGTTCAGCCCGGAGCGCCCGATGCTCACCGTGCTCTGCCTCAGGTTGCTCATGCCAGGAACGCCGCTCACCGCGCCGGCCTTAAAGTCAGCGTTGATGGTCACCCAGTCCCACGCGGGCGGGCTGCCGAACTCCACCTTGTAAGCGCCGTAGCCGGCGATCAGCAGCCAGTCCTTGCCCCAGCGCTGAATGCGGATGCTCCGGCGCGTCTGCCCGGTGCGCACGTACCCACGTCCCGGCACGGTGTTGTAGATGTTCAGGTCTGCGCCTGCGACAGCGGCGGCCAGCGCCAGGGTTGCCGCTTCAGCCGGGAGTGTCTCGCTCAGCATCTGCACGGCCTGGATCAGCTTGTCGAGGCGCTTCATCGCTTTGCTCGTGTCTGCCATCGTCGCCTCCCAGGTCCAGCCGTTGCACGTCACGCCCACCGCGCTCTGCCCGCGCGGCCCGCTGTCTCTCGGAGCGCGCGGCTGCATGCTCGACGGCGCGCTGCTCTGCTTGCCAGGCCTGGCCGGCGGGGGTGTCCAGCCAGTCGGGCACCCCGCCTGTGGTGATGTTGAGCGCGCGTCGCCTCCGCTCTGCGTATCCAGCGGCGGTTTCCTCTGACTTGTCGGCCTGCTCTTTCGCCTTGCTGGGATTCTTGGCCTTCCAGCCGGTGCGCACATCTGCGGTGTCCGTGATGTTGTCCATGTCCCGCAGGATGGTCAGCGCTTCCCGCAGGTCCCACGCATCGCCCAGTAGCTCCCGGTTGATGCGCTCGGCTGTCCAGTCGGCCTTCAGGACGCTCTCCCAGGCCTCTACTCCCCACCGTGCGATGACGTGTGTACTCAGGGGTCTCAGGTCCGCAGGCGGCCCTGCACCCGGAGCGCTTGGGGGTACAGGGCCAGCAGTTTTCCCAGGTTGTCCAGGTCGTTCAGCTCCCACAGCGCCGGGAGGATCTTCAGCGCGTCGGCGATGCTGATCTCTGCGGGAAGCAGGCTGTCGGTGCTGCGCCGGATGATCCGGTCCGCCAGCTGCCCCAGGTCTGTCTTTGAACTTAGTGCACCGCTCTCCACGCCCGCGCCGAAGCTGCGCACGAAGGTCAGCAGGTCCGCCCAGCATTCCGCGTTCTGGCGGATGCCCCACGGCTTCAGGGTGATGTGGCCGAAACTTGTCTCTACCAGCATGCTTTCCCCCCGGTGTTGCTTCAAAAAGTCTCTAAAAGCAGGGGGATCACTCCCCCCGCTTACGTTTAGACGATGCTGGCCCACAGGATGTCGAGCACCGCGCCGACCTGAGAAGTCAGGCAGTCCACGCGGATCAGGATCAGCGGGCCGTCGTCCGCCGTGCTGGTGGCGCTCTTCAGAGACGCGGGCGGAGTCCACGCCGTCGCGGAGGCCACGGGGGTGATGATGAACTCCTTGCCGGGGAGGCCGTCCAGCTCCACGCGCGCGTTGCCCTTGATCCGGGCGTACGGGGCGAAGTAGATGGCGCTCTCGATGGCGTCGTAGCTCTCAACCACAGCCACGGCTCCGAAGCTGGGACGGGTAGCGGCGGCCTGCATGTCGGTGATGGTGACTTCTCCGCCGCCGACTGCTGCGGTCCACTGGTTTTCGGTGCCCGAGTACAGGGCGTTCAGGAAGCTGTCGCTCCCCAGGGTCTTGACGTTCAGGCTCATGTTGAGCGCGGTAACGCGGTTCAGCAGCTCGCGCGGGGCCAGGCCGCGAGGGTCGAGCACGGTCTTCCTTTCCTCGGTGGGTTCGCTGGCGAACTCCATTTCCTGCACCAGCTCGTCGCCGAGCTTGACGGCGTTGCGCTGGACGTACCACGCGTAACCCTTGTTCTGGCGAACCTGATCGGCCAGCGCGGTTCCGGGTGCGGGTGCGTTGGCGACCGTCTGGTTGAAGATGTCTGGCATGTTGATCTCCTTTGGGTGAGGGGGCGGGGTGTTCAGCTGGACGCGCCGGGCTTACTCGGCGGGCTTGTCCTCGGACTGTGGTGCTTCCGGTGCGCCGATGAACTGCTTCAGCGCGGCGGCGTCCACAGGTGCGGCCTTCCTCTCGGCTGCGGTCTTCTTCGCGCCGATGAACTGCTCCAGCGTGGTCTGCTCTTCCTTGCTCTGCTTCTTTGCCATGCGTGTGCCTCCTTACCTGAATGCCGTCCGCGTGCGGTAGACGTTCAGCGTGATGGTGTGTCCCACAGTGGTGTCATCGGCGGCGCGGCTCTCCAGTCGCCAGGGACTGCCCGGGCGGATCACCTGGCCCTGCACCTGATCGCTCAGGGCCTGCGCTTCCTCGCGTGAGGCAGCGATGCACAGCAGGGGTTGCCGTTCGGTTTCCCCTGCCTTGCCGATGCCAGTGGACGTGCTGGCCTCAATGAAGACGAACGCGCCGACGCGGTGCAGGTACGCAGCCGGACCGTCGATCTCCCGGTTGCCCACTCGGATGCGGGCTTCACCGTTCACGGCGCGCGCATCCCTTTCTGTGGTGATCCCGGTCAGGCGTGCCTCGATCAGCTCCATGACACGCTCCCCTCCCTCATCCCGGTGCGGTCAGCGGGCCCGAGGTCTCTCAGGGTCACGCCTTTCAGCAGTCGGGGATGGTCGCAGGTGCTCTCCCGGTCAGGCCACAGCTCATCGGGATGGATCCGCATGATGCCCTGGCCGCCGGAGAAGATCGGATCCTTGAGGTACTGCGCGGCGGCGTACCCCAGCGTGCTGAACGCGATGACCTCGCACCTGATGGTCAGCTCGCTGCTATCAGGTGCAGTCCAGGTCACCGTGTCGTACAGCGCTCCGGACAGCGAGCGGCGCAGGGCTGCTCCCAGGAGCAGGAGGCCTACCATCTCGTCCGCCGCCAGGGGGCCAGGAGTTCCCGGACTTCCTGGGGGAGGTGTCCGCCTTCCTTCGGTGCGTCCCGGAACTGGACGCTCAACTCCGGGAGGCGGATGCTGCTCACGTTGTCGGGGATGCTCACCCCCGCCAGCGCGCCCGCATGCTCTGCGGTCTGGATGATGGCCGTGCGGATCGCCAGGGGGACGGACTCACCATCAAGCCAGCCGCTGCGGTAGGTCACCTCGTAGCAGCCCTCGACCGGGTACGGCAGTTGAACTCCGAACGGGGTCAGCAGCTGCGCGTGGTCGGTCAGGTCGCTCCCGGAAACGGTCACGTCTCCGAGCCGAGAAGCGGGACTCTTCAGCCGGATAGTCCGGCCTCTGATGATCCCGTTCTCCTGATGGTTCTTCGCCGCCAGTGACTCGACGCCGATCCACAGCAGCACCTGAGTTTCTGCCCGGTCTACTGCCTCCTGCGTGAGTCCCTGCGGCGCGATCATCAGCTCGCCTTGGCCTTACGACGGGCAGCGGGCTTAGCCTTCGCTTTGACCTCCACCACGGGCACGGGGGGGGTCTCGATGACGGGGGTGGCCGGAGTCTCCAGTGCGGGAAGGTCATCCTCGGGGGTCTCCAGCACGACCTCGGGAGGGGTGATCTCCACAGCGGGGATGGCCTTGACCTCGGGGCTGCCCAGGTCTCCGATGGGGCCGGGGGTGCCGGGATCTCCGACGATGCCGGGGTAGCCTGCGATGCCTGCATCGCCATCAGTGCCAGGCGCTCCGATGGGGCCGGGGCCGCCGGGCTCGCCGACGATGCCGGGGTAGCCTGCGATGCCGGGGTCGCCGGTCAGTCCGACGGGAGCGCCGCCGGGATCGCCGCGAATGCCAGCAGGACCGGAGAAGCGTCCGCTGGTGCCGCTCGCTTCCTGTGGTGCGCCGTCGTGTGGCTCAACCAGTCCGGCCTGAACCATCGGCTCGGCTGCTGCGTCGGACAGTTCGATCACGTCGCCGCGCTTGCCGCGTACGGTGCCGAACAGCATCTTGTAGTTCTTCATATCAACCTCGCTTTCAAGGGGGTGGAGGGCCGCAGAGAAGGGGGATTTCTCCCCCTCTCAGATCAGACCGTGTAGGTGCCCTTCACGAACGCCGTGATGTCGAAGATCACCAGGCCGAGACGCTCTTCAGCGCGGATGGTCATCAGGTTGTACGTCACGTTGTCCGCGTCCTGCTCGAACGTGCGGATGTTGATCTCCTCGCGCTGGAACACCTGGCCGGAGCCCGCGAAGTCGCCAGCGATGAACTGGCCTTCGTCGACGTGGGGGGTGTCCACCACAGGCATGCGCCAGACGCGGGGGCGTCCGTCGGGGCCCATGGTCACGCCGTAGATGTAGTGGTCATCGTTGCCCTTCAGCAGCTCGATGTCCTCCAGGTCGTACGGGTGCACGACCAGGGCGTCAGGCACGTGCTCGTTCATGCGCAGGTCGGTGGCGGCCCGGCGCAGCACGTCGAGCTTGGTGTCCCCCACAGCATGTCGGGCGAAGGTTGCACTCTGCGCCAGGACGCCCTTGATGGTGTCGTCCGCGCCGTCGCCCTTGATGAACGCGGCGTTCTCAGCGCTGCGCAGGCCACGCTGCAGGCGCTCGTCGATCACCGACTGCACGAAGGCAGCGTCGTTGATCATGTTGCGGTGGACGCGCACGAAGGTGGCGATGTCCACCACCGGGAAGGTCACGACCTTGAAGTTCCCGGTGCTCTCGGGCTTCTTGTTGCCGGGCTTGACCTGCGCGGCGGCGTTGGTCCAGCTCTGCACCTGCGGCAGCTTGATGCTGTCGCTCTCGGTCTGCCCCTGCGCGAACAGGGGGCGGATGGCGAGGGCCTCGCGGCTCTCACGGTAGCCGAGCACCTGAGCCTGAACCACACCTGGGGCGTTGGTGCCGCTGGTCATGGGTACGGCCTTGGCCTCGAACATCACGTCAACGTGGCCCGCCTTCAGGCCAGCCTGCGCGTTCTTGAACGCCTCGGACCCGACGAACTGGCGGCCCAGGCTCTTGTACTCCTCGCGCTCACCACCGGCGGGCAGGCGTCCGGCCTTGGCCTCGATGCCGTCGATCCGCGCCTTCATCTCGGCTTCCAGGGTGGTGTACTTCTCACCCAGGGCGCTGATCTGAGTGCCGGTTTCCTGCGTGGTCTGGCCGAACTTCTTCAGCTCGATGCTCTGCGCGTCCATTGCGCCCTTCATCTCGGTGCCGATGCGGGCCAGCTCGGTCTTGATGACTTCGGTGGTGCTGTCGGGCTTGCTGTTGGTGCCTTCGTTCTTGGTTTCGTAGCTCATGGTGTGTGCCTCCTGTGGCATGTGAGGGGTCGGTGTGCCTTGACATCACGGACGGCATAACCAGTGCGGGGGCGGCTGGTCAGCGGGTGGGTGCGGCTGTGGGGCGCTTGAGTGCGTTGGCGGCTCCGCGTGTCTCCCCAGAGTGCGAGGTGCTGGGTTCAGGTAAAGCTGATGTTGCGGATGGCAGCGGCGATCTCTGCCTCGATGGTCTGCGCCTCGTTCTTGACCTCGGTAGACGTGAAAGAGAAGCCGGACAGCGCAGACACCAGGTCAGACGCCTTTGCTTCCTCGGCCACCTGTGGTTGCTCTGCCACCAGCGCGCCCAGGTGTTTGTACGCGGCCCGGATGCCCTTGATGTTCTCGGCGCTGAGGGGCCGACCGCTCTTGATTCCGGCAGCGATGATGCGGTCAAGCTCCAGCACCGTGGCCTCGATCTTATCCACAGCGGCCTTCGTGCCCGTGATGGTTGCCAGGGGATTAGAAGGGATGTTAACGGGCGAGATCTCGTACAACTTCAGTTCCAGCAGCTGCCGGAAGTAGGTATCGTTCTCTGCACCCTCCATCCACTTCACCGTGCTGTACCCGATGCTCATACTGTCCACGATGCCCTCGGTCATGAGGTTGCGCACGTCCTGCGCCATCTGCGTGCCTGCGAAGTCTGCGGTGAACGCCAGGCCCTGGCTGTCTTCTTTCAGCTCAGTGGGCCTGCCGATGGGGAGTCCCCACATGTCGTGGTTCCACAGCAGCTTGACTTTGCCCTTCCGCTCGGTGATGGTCTTGGTGAACGCGCCAGGCTTGATGATGTCGCCGTGGCTGTCGGTGCTGTCAAAGTGCGCCGCGTGGCCCTCGAAGCTGCCGTTGTCGCCGCTGTCCGCTGCCTTGAACTCAAACTTCGTGATGATGCTCTTGGTCTCAGTGCCCGGCATGGGGCCGGACGGCTGAGCGTTCTTTCTTTCGTAGGTCATGCTGTTCCCTCCCAGTCCTCTGTGGGGACGGTGAGTATGTGCGCTCTATAGGCTTCAAGCTCCATCCGTGCCATCGGTTCTGAGCTAGGGAACCACGCCCGACAGAAGCCCTGTCCGTTCTCCTCGCTGTACTCCAGATCGCCGCCGAACTCGCGGACGAGTTGGCGCATCTCCCGCAGGATGGGGTCGTGATCAACTGGATCAAGTCTTGTCATGCTGTTTCCTCCTTGATTCGGCGCACCAGGTTCATGCACTGCGCGGGCGTGAGTTCGTCCAGTTCCAGCGCGTGCTTGACTTCCAGATGCGCCCGGGCGGCGGGCGACAGGCTCTTCAGCGCTGTGACTGCGACGGCTTGCTCAACCGTGACCAGGTTCAGCCCGACAGCCTCGGCGATGCTCTCCGGGGTGAACTGCCCTCCCCGCAGCAGGAGCGCGGCGGCCCCGGCCTGGGTGCTGATGTTCTTCAGACGTGTGGCTTCGTTCTCTCTCAGCGCGGGCACGTTGGTCAGGTCAGGAACGATGCGGTATTTCTTGGGGTCAAGCTGGAAATCTGCCAGGAGGTCTTTCCCCAGCGTGGACGCGATGTCTTGCAGGAGCGGAACCAGCGTGTCTTCCCACAGGTGCCGCTTTGCTGCCTCCATGTTGGAATACGTCGCGTCCTGACCCTGGCTCACCAGGATGCTGGGCACTCCCAGGACCGCGCAGATTTCGTCACGGGAGAATTTTCTCCCGGCCAGGAAGTCCATTTCTGCGGAGTTCCAGCCGAAGCTCTCAACCTTCGTCGCCCCGCCGAAGACCATAAAGCGGGATGCGCCGCTCGCTCCACTGATCTGCGCGTTCACCTGGTCATACGCCAGTTGCTGCTCGTCTTCGTCCAGCGCGCCGTCAAGGAGCACTACACCCGCAGGCCTCGCGCCGCCGCCGATCACGCTGCGGTTCCAGCGCTGCGCCTCGAGGTCGGTGTCTACTGCGAGCGCTGCGGACTTCGCCGGGGACAGTCCCCAGTGCAGGTCTGCGGGATTCTGATACATGAAGTGCGAGACTTCGTTCAGCGGCAGCGTGTGGAGCTTGCCCCTCCGGTCCCGGTACTCGTAGCCGGTGATCCACAGGTCCGTCCGCTTCGGCTTGATGGTGCTGGGGTCGATCGGCTCCAGTTCCAGGGTCCGACCGTCTGAGGTCTTCACCCGGTGCAGCAGCGCGTTCCCGGTGATCTCCAGATGCATGACCATCCGCTCGAGGATGTCCTGCATGCTCAGGTGTGGGTGCGGGGTCGCCAGGAGTCCGACAAGCAGGCCAGCCGGATCTTTGCCGCCTTCCTGCCGGATCCAGCCCTTCCTGCTTCTGTGCTCCAGCATCAGTGGGACAGACGCTGCGGCCCTCGCCTTCTTCGTGAGTGCGGTCTGCAACCAGCTTGACTGTTCAAGTCCTGCCGAAACCGCGCGGGAAAGGGTGATGTTGCCGGACAGGCTGGGAGGCCGGACGCCCGCCGCCACTGGGATGTACGGCGCGTTATTGCTCTCGGTCGTGATGGTCACGCCCTTGACCTCGTGTGGCTGTTCAGACTTCTCTTCCCGTCCCCACAGCGGGCGGTTCATGCGTTCCCATAGGTTCATGTCTCACCTCCTTCCTTCATCGCACGGTGCCGAAGAAGAATTTCTTCTTCTTCTTGAGGAACAGTTGCTCTTCCGCAGCGCACAGCACGAAGCCGTCCCCGTCGTCCGGGCTGCGCTTGTGCCGCTTCTTGAAGTCGTCTTTCTTCTCCAGCTTCCTGACGACGCGCTTGTCTCTGCCGGGCCGGAAACTGATCTTGCGATCAGTCAGCTCGATCTTGAGCTGCGGGTCGTCGGCCTCGACTCTGTGGTACGCCAGCACGTCATCTGTACTCGCGTACATCTCAGTTGCAATGTCGTAGTAGGCAGTCGGATCAGATGCCGACGCGCCGAACGAAACCTCGTGGATGGTCATGGTCACGCCCGGAGGCATCTCCACCAACTTCAGGAGGTCGATCAGCGTGGTACCGTAGCCGCCGCTGCCGTCCACCCGGATACTGACCTCGACCGGCAAGCCTTCGAGGTCATAGCAGCCGGCCTCGGCGATCCCGGCTTCCATCGCTTTAGCGACTTCAGCCAGGTACGCGTGCCCGTCTTGCTGATGAATGCTGGCAATCTTGCGGATTCGAAGCGACTGCCGCATGTAGATCGTGCCCACATCCGTGCCGAATCTCGCCATATCCGCCCCGATATAGATCTTGCGCACATCGTCCACGGTTGGCTCTACCTCGCGGTGCAGCGCTCCCAGATACCTGCCCTCACCGATCACGGTGTCGGACATGGCGTTGGGCGGCGTGATGCCGCGCGCCCGCCACAGGAATTCACTGTTCGGTAGGAGTGGATGACCCGCGGGAACCTGGGTGCCGTTCTTGTCCACAGTGGGCCAGTCAACCGAGAAGGTGAACTGGTTCTCGTCGTGCACGGGTGTGGCGGTGCAGTCCATGCCGATGCGCAGGTTTACCCAGGTGCGCCCAGTGCCGCCGGGGATGATCTCGTCTCCGCTCAGCACGTTCGGATAGTCCAGCACGTCGAAGTTCAGACTCATGACGCCCGGCGCGTCATGCCGCCTGTGGAACTCGCTGCTCCGGGACTGCGGGTTGCCGATGCGCAGGAAGATCGCCACGTTACCGGGCGCGATGCTGGTCATCATGCCGGAAACAGCCTCGTACAGGTACTTATCCACCCCGTCCGCTTCATCAAAGATGAACAGCATGAACGGCGCGTGCTGTCCCTGCATGCGCGCTGATCCCTGGCCGCCTGCGTTTGATGTGGCTGAGCCGAGCGCCCAGTGTGTCGCGCTCTTGCTCATGCTGCTTTCCACAGGTTGGAGGTGATGCTGGCCTGCTGCGGGCCGGGTGCGCCTGATGTCCTTCCAGAGCAGCAGCTTCACCTGTTTGGCTGTGGGTGCCGAGGTCAGGATGATGCTGTCCGGGAACGCATCAAAAAACCAGTTCACCAGGACTGCCGCAGAGATGGTCTTCCCGAGGCCGTGGCCGCTCTTGATAGAGAACTCGTACGTCGCAGGCTCGCCGTCAAGCTGCGCGTTCACGCTCTGCTGAATGGCACGATACAGGCCAGCCTGCGAGTCATGATCCCCCGGCGACTCCCAGGGGACGAAGCCACACTCAGAGGCGGCGTATCCCAGCAAGTCACGCTGATACCGGTTCAGGTCATTGCTGCGCGCGGCCTTCAGCAGCTCTGAGGGATTGATGGTGCCGCTGTGTTCGGGGCCGCCCCTGCCGAGGATGCGGTCTATCTGCTGTTGGATGCTCATCGGACCCCCTTAGACGTGCCTTTTATGTTCAAGGCGTAGCGTCTAGCGGGATGCAGGCCATATCCCGGACTTATGACCTGCTTAGAGGCATATTTTTACGCCCCTTACAGAAAGATGCTCACTTCACCTGGTCCAGCGTCAGGGCGGGCAGGGCTGAGGCCAGGGCGTCAAGCTCCTGCTGTGACAGCTTCAGGCGCTGCTGGATGACTTGCAGAGACTGGAGCATCCAGATCTGGACGTGGTTCTGGACCTGGTGCTCAACCTTCACAGGGGCGTACCCACCGCGCATCTTCTGGAGCTCACTGGCGGCCTTGATGCGGTCGCCGGTCGGAGGTGGTCCAGTGAGTAGGCCGCTCTTCGTCGGATAGATGTGGTCAACCTTGCCCCTGAGGATGTCGGTCAGGGCTTCGTGCACCTCGATGGCGTCGGCGATGCTGTCGCGGGCGCTCTGGGCGCTGAGGTTTTGCAGGTGCGTGATGACCATAGGACTTGATAGGAGTTCGCTGCCCTGCGTCTGCGCACTACGGGGACTGTATCCCGCCTGTATGGCTGCCTGGGTCGCGTTCCCGCCGTTGTGGTGGAACTCGTAGGAGAACAGGCGCTCACGGTGCGCCAGGTCAATGCGTGAACCGTTCTGCTTTGCTGCGCTCGGCTTCTTTACCACTGCCTTCTTCTCTACCGGGGCAGGGGAGGGCGTCTTTGGTTTCCTGGTCATGTGGCCCTCCTTCCCTGCGTGCGGCATGAGATTTTTGCCTCTTGTGTGCTCTACCCGGGATAGCCTGGACGGATGAAAAAGATCTTTCTGGCGGCGGCCCTCGCCCTCACCACAGCGGGTGCGCAGGTCACGCCAGTGCAGCGTGCGGAGCTGAACCAGATGGTGCAGGCGTTCACGGGCACGTACAGCTGCGGGAACGGCAAGGTGTTCAGGCTCGTTGATACCGACACCCCCGGCCCCGACGGACTGTTTGACTACGGCGCGCTCGCAGGGGCGCAGATAGATCAGCTGGTCAACGTGCAGGTGGGCAAGGGGAACGCGACAGTCAAGAAGGTCGGCCCGGTGCCTGGCGGCGGCAAGCAGGTGTGGCTCCTGACGAAGGAGCGCACACAGATGTTCTTCTCTGTGGTGCCCGCCCCTGAACTGAGCGCGCTGGTCGTGCAGGCCTGCGAGCTGGTCAAGGTCAAGTAGCCTCGCCACAGGCCCGCTGTCGCCCTCGGAGAAGGGCAACCCGTCCAGTCCCTCCCCCTGCCCCACAGCTCCACCTAATGGCTGTGGCGGGCGGCGCGGCGCAGGTTCAGGCGGGTGCTGTTGTGCTGCTCTTTTTGCGTGTGTGAGCGGTCTGAGGGCCTCGCTTACCTGAGGGCCGTAGGGGCGGGGCGGAGGATCTTGGTCTATCTAGCCTCTTGCCCTGCCTCTCTACCTTGCCAGCGCTCTATGTAGATGTTCTGGCGGGTGTTTAGGGGGTGTGGGTTGGTGTCGGGGAAAGGCCCTGAGGCGGAGCGCTCTCAGTTAGTGAAATAAGTTTCAAGGGTTCAGATTCTGAACTGGGTCAGCGCCCCCGCAGCTCTTCTTCTACCAGGTGAAGGAGTCGGGTCGCTCCGGCTCCGAGGCTTTCACCCTTCAGCGAGGCGATCAGCTGATCTATCAGCGGGGTCGGCGGGTACACCTGCACCTGGGGCGCGGCGTCGACCACAGCGGGCGAGATGCGCTCCTGTGCGATGAGTACGCGGGTCTCGTTGCGGGTCAGGTGCAGGAGCTGCTGCTGCTCAAAGCTGCGGTCCGGCTGCGCCCTCGCTTCATGCCGCTGCAATGGTTCGCGGGCCGGGGCGGTGCGCTGCGTGCGGGCGTCAGCGAGTGCTTCTCTCAGTGAGGTCATACCCAGAAAGCCCCCGCCGATGAGGGCGGGGGCGGGGTCCTGCGCTGCGTTGAACTCCAGAAACTCCACGAACTCGCGCAGATGCTCTGCCCCGCGCGCGGCCCGCTGCAGCAGCTCCCAGGCGGTCATGTACTCCTCACGGTGGACCAGGAGGGCGGTGCGGTGATGGCGGTCGCGCAGCTCAGCCTCCTGGTCCTCGTCGGTCACGTGATGGCGTGCGGGGTCCATGTCTCGCAGTCCAGCGCGGTCAGCGTCCCCCAGAAAACGGCACCGGTGTCGATCAACCACAGTGCGGTGCCATCCTGGAGGCCGACGCGCTTGGGCTGCTGCTGCGGGGTGTGGCCGTGCACGCTGACCGTCACACCTTCAGGCAGGGGGTAGACGGGCGTGTTACCCGGGCGGCCCCACAGGTGGGCGTCGTCGTCCTGGCCTGTGGGGTCTGGCCGCATCGCGTGGCTGAACATGGTCCCGTCCTGCACGTGCCAGGGCTTCAGGCTGGCGATCATCCACCGCGCATCAGCCTCCAGCGCGTCCGGCTCACCCTCGTACCCCGCCAGCGTGGTGCTGCCGCCGTTCATGATCCACAGCTCGCGGGACTGGCCCCGCAGCACGGCCTCCACCATGAACAGGTCATGGTTTCCGAGCAGCGCCACTGCCCTCCCGCTGTCAACCAGCTCCCTCACGCGCTGGATGCAGCCGCGAGAGTCGGGGCCGCGATCGACATAGTCTCCGAGAAGGAGCAGCTGGCGGTCGGGGAAGCGGGCGATGGCGGCGTCGAGCAGGTCGAGGCGGCCGTGGATGTCGCCGAGTGCGATGGGTGGGCGGGTCATACGCAGAAAACCCCGCATCTCTGCGGGGCGGGGCGGTCACTCAAACACGATCCCCTTGTTCGACCACATGCTGCACTCCTCGATTTTCGTGATCGCGAGCGCGCGGCAGCGGCCTGCGGGTACGTGCTCCAGCAGGGCATCCCGGGCGGTCTTCAGGGCCTCGCGGACGGCGGTGATCTGGGTGATCTGCTCGGGCGTGGGGGCCTGGTATTCAAACGCATCTTTGGGCGCAGGGCCGCTCTCTGTGTGTGTCATACGCAGAAAACCCCCGCCTGCATCTCAGCAGCGCGGGGGCAGGCGGTCAGAATCGACCGTCGTAAATCGGGATGTAAGGCCGGGGCGGGGGCGGCGACTTTGGGGCCGGCTTGCTGAGGTCGCCAGGACGGAAACTGACTACCAGGACGACATACTCGGGGCACCGATGTCCAGGCTGCCCGCAGTCATCGCTGAAGCACTGAAGCGGAACAATTTCCAGGGCTTTGACAGAAAGACCTTGGGCCAGACACCGCTCAAGAAAAACGTCCTGAAGATCGTGGTCATATGAGAAGGTCACGATGACCTGAAGCTCGCCATTCTCAGCCGCAGCGCGTAGTAAGTTCCACTTTGGTGCGAGCTTCTCGTCCGTCGTCGGCCCGTTAGCGCCGTCCAGCGCGACCGGGAGTGTAGTTCCCCGGTCGCGCTGGACGCGGCCCAGACGAAGGGTATCCATCAGTTCCGGGATCGTCGGGGATGCGTTGATGCGCGAACCGGCTATGACGGCGCTCCCGAACGGGCCACTCGCAGGGACAGTGCTGGAGGTGACGTTGTTCACTGCTTCACTCTGTGTATGTGTCATACGCAGAAAACCCCCGGCTGCACAGTGGCAGCGCGGGGGCGGGGGCGGTCAGGCCCAGGAGACCAGGTATGTTTTCAGGTCAGGGTTGCCGGGGTCGGTGTCGGTCACGCCGAGCCCACCATCTGCGCAGACAGCCAAAAAATGGCTGCTCTGGGCTGCGCCGATCTGCACGGTCCGGCTGTAGTCGCCCTGTGCGGCAGCGTCGCGCAGCTGCTGGTACTGCGGCTCCAGGGCGGCGTCGTTTTGTGCGGCGTTGAAGGCGTCGGCGGCGGCTTTCAGTTCGGTGCGGGTGGGTGCGGTCATGGTGCCTCCTGTGGCTGAGTGAGGGCGATGGGTTCATGCGGGCGCAGCCACTCAGGGCGGCTTCGGCTTCCCAGGCGCGGTCCGCTCGGCTATCAGGAGCCAGGGGTCAGCGCGGGAACGGCGCACCTCCACACGTCCGGGCTGCGACAGATCAACGCGCATTCCAGTCGGAGGCAGCGCGAACTCAGCGCCGCCGGATAGCCGTACCCACACACCCGCCTGTGGGTCGGCGGCGTGCATGACGCTCACGGTCTCGCCGTCGAGTGTCACCAGCACCAGCGCGTTAGGCATCACCCGGATCAGCGGGGCAGGAGCAGACACCACAGGGGGCGGCGGCGCGGGGTCAACGGCGGACGGGGCGCAGGCGGTCAGGGCGAGGGCGGCGGCCAGGATCAGGAATCGTTTCATGCGTTCTCCTTCAGTTCGGGCGGCTCAACAGACCCAGCCGTCGCAGCTCGCACCATGCCGGGTGATCGGCGGTCAGCAGGCCCTGGCGGTGGCGCTCAAGCAAGATCGAGACGCTGTAGTAGTCGGTGCCGGTCGGCGTGCGGATGCCGATCAGGGTGGGACGGGCGGGGGTCATCTCGCGGACTCCAGCGGCTGGCGGAGGCGTTCGGCTGCGATGTCGTAGTAAGCCGCGTCTCGCTCGATCAGCACTGAACTGCGTCCGGCCCGGATAGCTGCCACGCCAGTGGTGCCGCTGCCCGCGCAGTTGTCGAGCACCGTGTCACCAGGCTGGGTGTAGGTGCGGATCAGGTATTCGAAAAGCGGAACCGGTTTCTGCGTCGGATGCTGAGCGCCAGACCTAATCTTGAGATAGCTCAGAATCGTTGAAGGATTCTTGTGTGTGTATACGCGCGCGGGAGCATCTCGGTCGATGTACTGATCCAGCGTGGTCAGATCGCTCTTCCCGTAGGCCTTTCCCTTGATGGGCCTGTCTCGCAGCACCATCTGAGGGAAGTATCGAGGAGTGGACGGCGAAAAGACCAGCACGTCTTCATGCTGTCGCATGGGTTGATACCGCGCATAGCTCATGCCACCCGGAACCTTCTTATCCCAGACCCAGGCGTACTTAAACAGATCAGGAGCGCTCATCACCAGCGCGCTCGTGAAGGGCTGTGCAGCAGTGAGCACGATAGCCCCTCGCGGCTTGATGAGTCTTCGGTACTGGTGCCACAGTGTCGCGAGCGGGATCACTGTGTCCCACTTGCAGGCCGTGATGCCGTAGGGAAGATCACACAGGATCATGTCCACCGACTGATCTGGGAGCGTTGGCATCACGGTCAGGCAGTCCCCGTGGATCAGTGTCGTGACGCTCGTGCGGACCTGCATCATCAGCGCTTCCGTGGCGGGTTCAGCTTCATCCACACCATGCAGGCGTTGCAGGCGGGGTGAGTCTCCAGGTCCTCGCTCTCAAGCACCAGCGGCGCGCAGTAGCTGATGCCGCCGACAGTGACCCAGTATTTGGGCGACCAGAAGCGGGCGGGCATGCGGGGCGGACGGTTCTCAGGTGTCATACGGCAAAAAGCCCCGCGCTGCACGGGTGGCAGGCGGGGCGGGTGAGTTCAGAATCTGAACTGGGTTGTAGGGGTCCTGCAGTCATTACTGACCTATAACAAAAAGTGTACCCCGGCGCGGCGAGAAGGTCAAGCTCCCCCGCGCCCCAGCAGCTCCCGGCCCTCGGTGCTCAGCTCGTAGGTCTGGCTGCCCGGCTCTGTGGTGATCAGGCCGTCTCGACACTCACTCAGCGCGTCCTGGGCGGCCATCAGGGGGCAGCAGTAGACACTAGCGAGGTGCACGGCCAGGCGCGGGCGCACGGTCAGCTCACCGGCGGCGGCGAGGCGCAAGATGGAGAAGATGGTGAAGGGGTGGCCGTAGGTGGCGGGGCGGGTGGTGGAAGGGGGCCGCGCTGGCGCGGCGCGCTCACTGGGGTGAGCGCCTAACTTGCCCTCTGCGGTACGGCTCACGCGCGCACCAGCGAACCGTCGAGGATGACCTGGTCGTTCGCGGTCACTGCGAACTCAACCACAGTGTCGTCGCGCATCAGGGTGATCTGCGCACCCCGAGTCGGCAGTTTCAGCGCGACTAGCGCAGCGATAACGGCCTCCCGCTCGGTGCTGCAGGTTGCGGCTGGGATGGTCTGCCCGGCGGCGCGGACTTCTAGGGGGTGGGTCATGGTTAGTCTCCTGGAGTGTGAGGGGCCCCGGCGTGGTGGCCGGGGCGGGGTGGGTTAGTCGAGCCTGACGCACGCCAGGCCATAACCGCAGGTCTCACTCGCGCGCATCAGGGCACCGATCAGTAGCTCCTCCCGCACATACGCCGCGTCGCTCTGGAGCAGCCCGGCGGTGCGGGCCTCGCAGCCAACGTACTCAGCCCACACCTCGTCAGCCGAGAGAACCAGCAGTCGGTCGGTCTCAGTCAGATACAGGGCGACGATCTCCCGAGCCTCACATCTGCGTGTAAGGTCATTGAGTCGTGCCCCGGCTGCCAACTGCTTAGCCAGCGCGTACATCATCGCGCGATCGGCCTTCTTCTCGGCGGGGCTGCCTTCTGGCGCGGACTGCCATACGGCTTGTGCGACCCAGAAGGCCTCGTTCTCTTCAGCAACCTCAGTCTCAACAGTCGCGATCTCTTCGGGCGAAACGCACAACTGCTCAAGTCTCGCCAGGAGCCTGCGTTCACGCTCCAGCGCCACGGCGTCGGGGATCTCGGGAGAGGCGTAGCACAGGTACTGTTCGCCGCCGGAGGTGATGACGGCGTGGCGTGTGGCGGTCGGGGCGAGTGCGGCGGTCAAGATGGCCTGCGCGCGGCCTTCGGTGTCTGCTTCGGTCCGAGCCTGTGCGGCGGCGCGCTTGCGGGTGTGGGCGGCGATCTGGGTCATGGTGGGCCTCCTGTGGGTCTGAGAAGCCCCGGCGGTGAGGCCGGGGCGGTGAGGGTTAAAGGAAGATCGGCGCGTCTTTCTCTGCGGTGTCTACCAGCCAGCCGTCCGGTTCGGTGCGCCCGGCGTCGATGATGTCGTACCAGAACGCGGTGCTGTGCGAGAAGAGCTCCACGGCGTCCTCAGTGGCGAGGTAGCAGTCCGACTCTTCGTCTGCGATCTTCAGGTGCACGCTCTCACCAGCGAGCAGCATGCGCCGGTTTTCGATCGTGTTCGTTTCGAGGGCCGGCCCCCACACTGCATCACTATCTGCATCGAAGAAGATGTAGTGGCCGGGGAAAACTTCCTGCGTATCGCCTTCCTCGATCTTCTCTTCTTCGAGGGGGAGCAGGTAGACGCCCTTCTCCTCGATGATGTTGTAAGGGCTGCTGATCTGCCCGTCAGCAAGCTGGAGCGCGCTCCGGCTCAGGCTTGCAAGCGCGTGACCGTGCTCTTCGTGATTGACCAGCACCAGAACGCTGGTCAGACCGTCGGGCACGTACAGGTCTCCAGTCGGCATGGTCTTCAGGTGTGCGTCGGCGGCGTTGAGGGCTGCGATGCGGGCGGTCAGTGCGGTGCTGTGGGTCATAGTGTTCTCCTCGGTGGCGAGAGGCTGCGTGGCGGGGGCGGGGTTGAGCGGGCTGTTCGTTTCGTTGGTCATGGTGTTCTCCTCGGTGTCGGTGTCGTCGTCTTCCTCTTCGTCGTCGTCCAGCGCATCGGCGGCCAGCTGATCGGCGACGCGCTCCGCCTCCCCGGTGAGCAGTTCATCGAGGTTGCCCAGGTCGGTCAGGTCAACCTCGAGGCGGGCACAGTCGGCGCGGATACCCTCGATCAGGGTCAGGGTGTCGGAGGTGGTGCCCCAGCTGCGCGCCCAGTCTTCAACCTCTTCGATGTGACCGATGGCGGCGTCGACCAGCTTCTCCAGTTTCTCGTCGTCGATGTAGCCGTCTTCGCTGATCTGGTCTGCGAGCTTGCGAGCGCGGGCGGCGATGCGGGGATGGTGATGCCGTCTGCGCGGATGGCCTTGAGGAGGGCGGGGTAGGTGAGGGGGGCGTCGCTCTCGGGGGCGGCGGTCAGTGCGTTCTTCATAAGAGAAGTATATACCGTTAACGGTAGTTGTCAATCAGGTGCGTACCGTGCGATGGGGGTATCGGGGGGGTAGCGGTATACGGGGTTTTGCGTGTTACCCTGAGTCATGAAGAAAGACACGCGCACCCCGATGGTCACCGAGCGAGAGAAGGTGGTCGGCGTCAGACTTTCCGACGTTGAGCACGCAAAAATCAAGGCTGAAGCCGATAAGGCAGGTCTGAAGATCTCTCAGTATCTGCGTATGGTTGGGCTGAGGTCGGCTGATACCCCCTAACCGACACCCACAGTCTGCGGCCCTGGCATCACGTCAGAGCCGCAGACTTTTGTTGATTTAGCGCAGATTAGCTGCGCCTGCGCGCTCAGCTAATCTGCGCGGCTGAGACTCGATCCTGTCGCTGTCGCCACTTCACATCTGCGCGCCGTGCAGCCCTCACGCCGTTCTTCTCTGCGCGCTTGCGTGCCAGTCGCTGTTCTTCAGTCCCGCTCCAGGCCTCGTCAACCCGCAGCAGCTCCACAGCGGCGGCAGCGGCGAGCCAGCGCTGGCGGTGCTCGGGCGCGGTCCAGTCTGCCCACACTAGGCGCTGCGTTTTTCCGTCAACCTTCAGCCGCACGGGTTCGCGAGTTTCAAGCCTGAGGTGATCCCAGAGTGTCACGGGCGTGCCGTCTTCCTTCGCCGCGACGACTTGACCGAGGGAACCGGACAGCAGCAGGCCCGGCGCGGCGACGCTCAGGGTGTAGCCGTCGCGGGTGTTGATGCGCACGTTCGGCCTGACGGCGTATGTCGCTGTGGGGACGCCAGCCACAGGTGCGGGCGCGGCGGCACGGTATCGCTCCAGCGCGTCGATCTGCTGCTGTGAGGCCTGGCCGGCAGCGACCAGCACCTGCTGCTTTCGCGCGCGCGCTGCTGGTGCGCTGACGGGCGGGCGGGTCGTTTTGAGCGGGTGGAAACTCCCGAGGTCGAGCGGGACGAACGCAGGCGGTCCCGCAGGCCAGTCCTTCCCGCCTCCACACGTCCTTCCCGGGCGCAGCTCTGACCCGTTGATGATCGCCAGACTGATAGCAGACACCACAGCGAGTTGCATCTGCCTGCGCGCGTCCTGTCGGTTCCTGGTGCGCAGAGTCTTCATTCCAGCTCCTCCCTGTCCCTGCGGCGCGCCTTCTTGATCTCCCGCCGCCGCTTCGCTTCTTGCTGCACCTCAGGGTCATAGCCGGGCCGCTCTGGCTCCCCCTGCGCCCGCCTCAGCCGCCGCAGGTGCGTGCCGATGCTGCGCGCGGTGTCGTGGTCCTGCGGGTGGCCCTCGCCGTCATCGTCAATGGTCCGCATCCGTTTCCGGGCAGCCTTCCGGCGGCGCAGCTCCTCTCCGATCTGCAGGGCCTGCGGTGTGTACTCAAACGTCATGTCAACCTCTCGATGATGCTCAGGGGTGCGGCGAGAAACGCGTCTGCGCGCAGCCAGATCACCGGCAGCCCGGGCAGGCAGAGGCCACACCACCAGGGGCCGTTGTTCCAGCGGTGCGCGATGACGGCAATCTTCTTCCCGCCCGCATCTCGCTCTGCCTGCGCCCTCCAGTCGGCCACAGCGGCGGGGGCGCTCATGCAGTTGTCTTTCATGCGCTTAACCTCCCAGTGCACCCCGGGCATCGAGGAGCACCGAACGTCAGGCGACTCCACACCGCCCGCATGCTGCACGCCGCGTTCGGCGGGGTGTCCTGCGGCGGTCAAGAGTTTCGCGAACTCGAGTTCTCCCCTCGCACCTTTCGCTCTGCTGTTCGTCATCTGACCCTCCGACGCTTGATCCCCAGGTCGCTCAAAAACTCTTCGATCTCTTCGCGCTGCACCCGTTCAGCAGTTGCTCGACTGTGCGTGGGGATGCAGTGCACGGCCGTCATACCCTCACCACTCACCACAGCGATGCGGCCCTCGTGCTGGAGCCGGGCGAGTGCGTGCAGGACGTGTGTGGCGGGGCGGCTGAGGGTCATCGAGATGTCGGGTGCCGTGGCTCCACAGGTGTAGTGCTCAGACAGGCAGGCAAGCACCTGGGCATCCAGCTTCACGGCCTGATCTGAGTTCAGAATCTGAACTGCGCTTGGACGCTCAAGCCGCGTCGCTGTGGTCAGGTAGGGAAAGATCATCTGATCGCCTCCTGCGCCCGCGTCATCGCCAGCAGGGCCACAGCGGGCGAGGTCCTGGGCGTGGCATAGATCCACTGAGCAGTAGGTGGCAGCCGCACAGGAGGCAGATCAACCTGAGGCGCGGTGATGATGACGCTCTCGCTGTCGGGGCCGCTACTGGCACCCCAGGCGAGAATGCTCAGCGCTTCGTGGTCCGGCCCGTGCGCGTAGCTGCTGCGGTCCTGCACCCGCACCCCCGGCAGGTAGTGCGACGCGCGCAGGGCTAGTTCGTGGGCTGCCGGGCCGGTGATCACCACCACCGCACTCACAGCGACAGCTCCTGCGCCAGCCCGGCGGCCAGCGCGCTGATGTCGCAGCCAGCCTGTGTTCTGACGTGACGGCAGTAGGGGGGAAGCTCAGGGTCCCCGATCGGCTCGGAGATATACACGATCACCGGGTCTGACTCGTCTGGGTCGCAGTTGAGCGACCTATCCCAACACGCGGCGTCGGCGGCCAGCGTGGCGGTCTCGTCAGGACAGCGGGTCTGCCGTGCGTCTACCGCACGTCCGTTGGTGTACGCGGCGACAGACTCAGCCAGCAGTTTGGCGTGCGGCCCGCTGATGAGCGCGAGCGGCTGCAAGGGCCTCACGACTGCTCCAGACGCAGGATTTTTCTGACGCGGACCTGTGGATCAGGTGCGGGTTGGGGAGGGTACGGACGGGGGACAGGTACAGGCATGAGGGCCTCGACGAATGACTGAGTGCGAGCGGCAGAAACGCTCTAGCTTTGTCCTCATGTCATCCACCTGTGCTGTGCGGCACGTCTGCATACATACATAGTACCAGCGTTTTCCGCGTGCTGCACGCGAAGCACCCCCGGCAGTGGGGGGTAGGGGGTACTATCCGCGTTTTGTGTCGACAGCGCTTTTGCATTCTCCAGCGTGCTGCGCGGCGCGTTTTGCAAAGTGCTGAGGGGTGAGGAGCGGGGGTTACTGGGGACTCGGGCGCGCTGCGCGCCCGAGTCCCTTCTGCAGGGGCGGTCGCGGGTCGTTCGGCGGGCGGCGGCGGCTGGCGGGATGAACCCAGGGTGTAGGAGGACTACCCGGGCGCGCTGCGCGCCCGGGTAGTCCTTGGAGGGGCGGTCAGGCCGCCTCTGTATCTCGCAGCCACTGCGCAAGCTGCTGCGCCCCGAGACGCGGCGGCGGCACTAGGCCGTGCGCTGCGCTGTAGGCGCGTAGGGCGGCCAGTAGGAGGGTGTCGGCGTCTGGGTATCCCCAGGCACTCAGCCAGGCGTCTTGGGCCATACGGTGAGCGGCCTGCCTGTCCCCCGTGTCGTCGTGGTGGTGCGGGCAGACAGAGACGACCACGTAGTCCCTGAGCGGGTTGCGGAGTTTTCGCGGCAGACCCCACACGGCGAGGTGGTGCAGCACCACAGGCTTGACCCCGCAGCACACGCACCCCTGGGTTGCAAGCCAGGTCATGTAGGTACCGGGGCCATGCTTGAACGGCAGCGTGAACGCGATCAGCATCAGTCAGCCCCGGCGCGGCGCTGCAGCTCTCGCAGCACGTCGATGTGTATGAGCACGTGATCCTGCGCGCCGAGCAGAGCGGCGAGGCCTGCGTCGGGGAGCGCGGACACGGCCGTGATCAGCGCGGCGAGTTGCTCCGGCGCGCCTGTGGGCATCTCTATCCGCTGCTCACCGGCCACGCGGGCCAGGCGTTCTTGCAGGGCGTCGAGGGTGTCTATGGCCTCCAGCGGCACCGCCCGGAACGTGCAGCCATCAGGCGCTGATGGGGCGGCTTTTCGTCTGTGTTTGCCTGCGTCAACCTGCCCCTGCACCTCTGCAACGGCAGCAGTCACTGTTGACCCCACCAGCGCATCTTGCAGCGCGTAGCCCGCCGCCGTCGCCTCAGATGGCGTTGCGCAGGTCAGGCCGCGCGCGAGGGCTTCGCCGCCCCTGAGCCAGCCGTACAGCAGGCTCTTGCCGTAGGGTTTGAGGCCCTGCATGTCGCGGCGGGCGTTGACGGCGGAAAAAAAGGATCCGCCGGGCTTCCCGGACTGCTCCCACAGCGCATGAGCGGCTGCGGTGTCGCGCTGCTGGGTCCAGGCGTCTTTCTCGGCGGCATCGTGGCGGGCGCTGATGGTGTCGGCTAGGTCAAGCCAGGAGGCGGGGGCCGTGATGGTCAGGGCGGGCGGGGTGAGGGTAATGTGCATATACATAGTCTAGCAGCGAGTTCGGAATCTGAACTCACGCCCTAGTGGATGCCAGTCCCCCGCACATGAGAAAGGTGAGCGAGAAGGCGTTTCGAGGTCTGACCTTTCGCGGTTTTTCGTCGTGTTCATCGCGCTTCGGGTTGCGGGCGCGCAGAACGGCTCTCATGTTGTAGGTCTGACCTTTAGGGGGTTTTCGTCGTGCTTGTCGCGTTTCGGAGTTTTCGGGCGCGCAAGAGAGATTTCCACAGGTTCTTGCGTGAGACGGTGAGGCCGGTCCGGGGTGGCCTGGGTCAGGGGGTGGGGGAGTGATAAGAGAAGAAGAGAAGAGGGTAGGACTGTGGTTAACATGGATGACTTTCGAGCATCCCAGACCCTTCCCCAGGTCTGACCTTTGGCCTGTTTTCGCCGTGTTTGTCGCGTTTCAGGCTTCTTGCATGACCTCACCACCACACTCATCGCTGGTCACCACCCCGGCAGCCGTCAGACGTGACCCGATCTGCGTGGAGGAGTTCTACACTTGACTTACTGAAGGACAAGCGTTGCTTAACTCCTCCCTGCTCGTGCTTCTGCACGGTCGGGGATAGCAACATTTTTACTGGATCTGGTCCGGTGGTGGGAGTGATAAGAGAAGAGATAAAGGAGAGAGCATCTGTGGTCTTACATGGATGACTATGGGACATCCTCGCTCACCCCCGCTCGAGGTCTGACCTTTAGGCCTTTTTCGTCGTGTTCATCGTGTTTCAGTCAACCGGTTCTAGCCCTGCAAGCGTCCCGAGGTGCTCAGCGCGCACCGGGTCCTCGCCCTGCCGCAGGATCGCGGCGCCCCGTCCCGTCCGCCACACATGCAGCCCCGGCGCATCGGTCGGCGCAGTCATCACCATCAGCCGAACCGGGGTGTCAGATGCGATGAGACCCCAGGTGCTATCTACCTGCACCTCGCTGGCCCCATCAAACGCCCACGCGCGGTCCCTGTGCAGCCGCCAGACGCCCCGGCGCGCCTCGGGGATGCTGAGTGCTTCCCACAGGTCCGCGTCGCTCCAGTCGGGTTCCAGACGCCCCACAGCAGCCGCTATCTGACCGGCCACCGCGTCGCTGGTTCGGGTCGCCAGATCGCGCCCGAGGTTCGTCCTGCCGCCGTTGAGGAGCATCGCGAGGGTCTGCTCGTGCACCCCACACAGCTCAGCCATCCCGCGCACGGTCAGGCTGTGCCGTCGCATGATCTGTTTAAGCGCTTCACCACGCTGTTTACCGCTGTTATCCATGTCCGACACTATAGGACACACCCCCCTATACCCCCACTGCCAGTCTTCAAACTGACCCCATCTGAATCGTTTCAGAAGGGCCTTCGGAGGGGGTCAGTTTGAGTCTCAGGCTATGCACGTACAGGGTGTCTGATGTATGGTTGGAGGACCAGCGGATGTTGCTCCCTGCTGCTCTGGAACAAAAGGACCACCCAGACAGCAAAAAGCAACCGCGCTCTATCCCGGACGGAGAGCGCGGTGGTGACGCGAAGGAGGGACGCCAATCCCTGCGACAACGTTACCACAGGGACTGCGAAGGAAACAGCCACCATGACCCCGAAAACAGCGATGGACCCCGTGCAGCTCGACACCCTCCCCACAGTGCTCACCGACGCCCCCCTGTGGCGCATCTGGAAGCGCACATCGACCGGAGGCAAGCTGCCGGTCGGCCTGGACGGCATTGCGCGCGCCGGGAACAGCGGCCACGAACTCGCTACCGCGCACCCGCTCGAGACCGTCCTGCCGCTGCTGAGCAACCGCTACGGCCTCGGCGTCACCACCGGCTACGCCCCCCTGCCTATGGTCGTGATCGACGTTGACGAAAAAGAAGGCAAGTTCACTGGCGCGCGCGTCACCGCAGAGATGGCCGCCCGCATCCCGCGTCTGACCCCGCTGATCGGCATGCCCTACCTCATGGCAGCGATGTCGATCGACAGCATCGACGCCGACGGGTACGTTGAGAAAAGCGTGAGTGGACGCGGCCTGCACGCGTTCCTGGGCGGCACCGCGCCCCAGGGCCACGGGGTCAAGTGGCAGTTCGACGCGGACTACGCGATGCTGAACCTCACGACGTTTTTCGGCATCGCTGGCATGCGCGTGACCGTCGCCGTGCTCGAAGAAGAATTCGCGCTGTACAAAGACAGTTGCGAGGGTGAGATCTACAGCGAGACCCGCTGGCTGACCGTCACGGGAGACCAGCTGCATCCCGCCGGCACCGACACCGCCGCGCTGGCGTTGGCACCGACTGAGTATGGGCAGGAGATCATCAACCGCACTCTGAGCTGGGTGGGCAAGAAGGCACACAAGGCCAACCCCTCAGCCGTGGCGATCGACGCCAGCCTGCGCGCCCAGTACGTCGCCCCCGAGAGCCTCACCGGCCCCCTGCGCGCGTTCAGAAGCCCCGGCCTCGCTAAGCTGTGGCGGAACGAAGCCGGGCAGAACCAGAGCGACGCTAACTTCGCGCTGTGCATGACGCTGTTTGAGATACTGGGAGACGAGCCCGAGCAGGTCAACGCCGCTTTCATCACCTCGGGCATGATGATCAGGAGCGACGGCGACCCCACGCGCTGGTTTGACCGCGACGCAGGCGGCACGCACGGCTCACGCACCATCACGAACGCCCGAGCGAAATGGATCGCGAACGGCTGCAAGAAGTCGCTGGGCGGCTCCCACGGTGCTCCCGACGAACCCGTTGTAGTTGACTGGCCGCAGGAAGCGCGCGACCAGATGCTGACTAAAGTGCTCAACGCCGCGAAGGGCACTCTGTCGCAGCGTCAGGCCGCGCGCAGGCTGCTCCTCGATCTCTTCGACCTGATCGACGCGGGCGAGTACCACCCACACGGCGGCGAGCTGCACATACACAGCGGCGGCCTCGCTGCGATCAGCGAGCGCGTCGGCGGCTCCACAACCAGCATCAGCGCGCGTCTGGAATGGTTCGCGATGGCTGGCATCATCAGCAGCTACAGCAGAGACTCGGAGGGCCGCCCGCGCATCGTGATGGCCGCGAGCGCCGCGCAGTGCATCGCGCTCCAGGAGGGGCTTCGGCCCGGTTGCGACATCATGCCCTGCCGCCCCCCCAGCAGCAAGCCTCGCAAGCCCCGCGTGACCCCGGCTGCGCCCCGTGTGGCACGCGATCCGCTCCCCCGGCACATCCAGCGGGCGGAATGGACCATGTGGATGATTCACAGTGGCGAGCGGGACCTGAACAGCATCGCCGCGCTGACCGGACAGAGCGCCCGCAGCACCAAAAAGAACGTGCAGGACATGCAGGAGCTGAACCTGCTGACCGATGACCTGACCCCCACCTGCACCCGCCCCGAGTTCCGCGCGCTGGTGCTTCAGGAGCGCCTGCGCAACAACGAGATCACCCGTGCGCGGCGTGCAGAGGCAACCCTGGAGTACCGCAGGCGGATGGAGATGCGGAACGTGACCTACAACAGCGGCGGGTATGACGAACTGGCGAACGCAGCTGACTGATCTCGGCGGTGGGGGCGCTCACTACCCCCATACCCCCATCGCCAGACCGCTCAATAGGACACAGCTACATGTATAGTGATCTCAGGAGACACCACATGACCTCAATGCCCCACCTGTTCGCCCCGGCCCCCGTTCACCAGCCCCTCCCCGCCGCCCTTGTTCCCCGTCTGACCGCCCCTGTCGCCCGCGTGCCCACCGAGATCACCGACGCGCAGAACGAACTGCGCCGACTGCTGCGCGCCGCCGCTGAGCGCGGGGAAACCGTCGCTGGGATGGCTGGTCCGGCTGCCGCGCTTGAGATCGTCAAGGTCAAGGCTGAGGGGAAGGGCTGGCTGTACCACCAGAGCAACGGCACGGCGTCTGTGATCGCGCGCACCGATGGCCTCCCGCGTCTGTGGAAGCGGGGTCAGTGGGTCAGTCTGCTGCTGGCTGTGGAGGCTGTCCAGGGCGAGGTCGCGGAGGTTTCGGAGCTGTCGGTCGGGCTGCCTGGGGAGGGGTTTGCGCTGCGCTGGTATCAGGCGCGTGCGATCGACGAAGTTGAAGCGGCGTGGGAGATGATGCGTGAGGTTGGGCCGACTGAGCCGGCGGGCGAGTCAACACCTGTTGAGCTGCTGTTGCTGCGGTCTAAAGCGGTGCTGCTGCAAAGCGTGACAGGGAGCGGGAAAACGGTGATGCTGGTTAAGCTGATCAAGCGGCATCAGGCGCGCTACGGCGGGATGGCTGTGGTCATGGCGCATCGCATTGAGCTGCTGGAGCAGACGCGCGACAAGCTGATCGCTGACGGGATGCGACCTGAGGAAGTCGGCATGCTGGGGAACGGGCACGTTCCGACAGCGGGCAACACTGTGGTCGTCTCTACCGTGCAGAGCGCGCACAAGCTGCAGCGTTACGTGAGCGCTGGCTCGCACCTGATGGTGGTCATTGACGAAGCGCATCACTCGCTCGCTGCTGGCTACATCAGGGCCTGCATTGAGCTTGACCCCTATGTGATCCTCGGCGCGACTGCGACCCCCATGCGCAGCGACGGGAAGGGACTCGGAGACATGTACGGCCACATGGTGCAGGGGCTGGGGTACGTCGCAGCATTTGAGGCCGGGCCGAACGGTGAGCCCGCTGCGCTGGTGCGGCCCACCTACTACTGCGCGAGCACGCCTGATCTTCAGGGGGTCAAGTTCAGCAGGCTGACCGGCGAGTATGACGCCGCCGGGGCAGAGGCGGCCATGATGGTCCCCGAGATCGTCGCTAGCATCATCAAGACCGCAGACTCCCTCTATAGCGACAAAAAGGCGATCGTGTTCTGCGCGACGAGGAGCCACGCCGCTGCGGTGCTTGATCTCTATATCAAGGGCGGCTACGTCGCTGAGTCGGTTGACGGTGAGACGCCCGCGCAAGAGCGCAGAGAGCTGTTCAAGCGGTTCCGAGACGGCGAGACTCAGGTGTTGATCAACGTGCTGGTCGCAACAGAGGGGTTTGATGACCCGAGCACCGAGGTCGTGGTCAACCTCGCTCCGCGCAAAAGCCCCGTGCTGTGGGTGCAGAGCGTCGGGCGTGCCCTGCGCCCCGCCGACGGTAAAGAGGTCGCCCTGGTGGTTGACCACACCGACACCATCCACCGGCTCGGCCCCGTTGATGCGTATGACACTTGGACCCTCGACACGTCGAAAGGCGCAAACAAGACCGTTGAGCGCATCTCGCGCGAGCCAGCAGAGCGTGAGTGTCAGTGCGGCCACACCTACACCGGCGGCAGCAAGTGCCCGAACTGTGGTGCGGTGAGTCTCGGCAAGCGCTGGCACGCAGAAAACAGGGCGGCGCTGGATGCGGAGCTGGTCGAGTACGGCGGGAAGAAGATGCTGGTCAGCCAGATCAAAGAGGGTGGGCACGCCGCGCTGATGGCCGCGCTGGCTAACAAAAAGGTGCCGAAAGAAGAGCGTCAGGCCGCCGCAAAGGCCGCGCTGGACGACGCGCAGAGGGAATCTATCTACCGTCAGATGGTGCAGTGGGCGGTCGCACAGGGGAAAAAGCCGGGCCTGGGGTACGTCATGTACAAAGATGTGTTCGGGACCGGTACGAGCAACGCCTGGTCGCGTGATGGGCTGCCGGTCACGCCTGAGATCGCAGAGTTGTGCGCTGCTGCGAAACGGCGTATGGACATCGCATGGAGGCTGAGCCAGGGACCGCGCAACGGTGCGAGCTGGAAGCGCTGATAGTACACAGTTTTATGTGAAACGCCCCGTAAGCTCAGCGGGGCGTTTTGCCGTACCATGCGCACTATGAGCTTGCTTCACCTGATGACCGGCAAGCGCCGCAGAGACGCTGGGCCAGCGCCAAAGCCCGCTGAGTTTGACGACGTGGACGCGTGGAGGGCGAAACGTTTCGGACACTGGCTGAGGACCCACAACGTCACCGTCGACGGGTTCAGCGCCGTGTCCAAGCAACTCTCTGCGCCCGGCATCTCCCGCACGGCCGTCATCGCGCTCAGCGGCGCGGCGGGCAGCGCTGTGACGTCTCGCTGGTCAACCATCCGCCGGCCAACGCTCATCGCGGTGTGGCAAACGATGAACCAGGTGGAGCCGCTGCGTTTGCATGAGCTGCGAGGGATGCTGGACGTCGCCGCTGACCATGACGCAGGTGTGTGGGCTGAACCGGAGGCGGTGGCCGGAAGGGGAGAGGGGGCTGTGAGTGTGGACGGCGCGCTGTCTGTGTCATGGGATGTGACCGATGCGCGCGGGCCGCACGTGTACGGGGTGGAGGGAGGCTATCTGATCACCACAGAGCCGCTTGATGGCGGGTCACGACTCGGCAGGCTGCGCGCGATCACGCCCACCGACTGATGGGCGGGTGTGCGTCGCTGTTAGGACATAACTACATGTATACTGATAGGCATGACACAGAGAGCGCTCCCGCTGAGCACCGCGTACAAGCCCCTTGACCACAAACCGCACGCCCTGGTTGCTGACTATCCGGAGGGTTTCGGGGAGGCAAAAAGAGCGTTCCTGGACTGGCACCGCAACGGCAAGCCAGCCAGTGAGCGGGGTCGCTGCGAACACTGCGGGCGCACGGAGCAGGAGGTGCGCGCTGCCGGTGAGGGCGAGACCAACTGCTCGCATATCGACCACAACCCTGACGATCTGAGCGCGCTTCAGGCGCTGTGCCCGCGCTGCCACCGTGCCAACGACAAGGTGCAGCAGAGTTGCGCGGCGGCCTTGACGCTGATCTGTGAGGGCCGCATGGTGCAGGAGCGCCTCAAGCTGCGCCTCGAGGACCTGAAACGCGCCGTGAGTCTGCTGGGGCTGCCTGGCGTCACACCAGGCGGCGCAGACTTGGCTGTGGTGTTGATACTGCACGCCGCGCAGGACGGCAGTTCAGAATCCGAACTGAAGACCGCGTTCAGAAAACTGCTCGGTGGCCTTGCTGAAGAGAGCGACGAGGACGTGCGCGCAGTGATCCGGGCTGCGCTGATCCGCCTCAGGATGCGCCGCGTTCCGGTGATCACCACAGAGTCTGTGGCCGTCGGTGGTCCGCTGATCTGGTCCAGCTCCGGCCTGTATTGGCTGCAGCTCGAAGGCTCGCTGACGCTGCCTGGACACATCACAGAGGCAGGCCCAGGACTGTGGGAAGAGGCAGACAGGCAGTACCGCTACGCACGCAACAGCCGCTACGCCCGCCGATAGTACACAGATACACCCGAACCGACAGGAGCAGACCATGAGTAAACTAGCCCCCATGATCATCAGAAGCACCCGTATGCGGTTCACCCCACAGGAGGCGCAGACACTCGCAGGCGCAGACCGTGATGCGCTGACCAGCATGACCCACACGGCCATGCGCGGCCCCGTCGCCGCCCTGCCTGAGCCGATACCTCGGGCAGACCCCACAGCCGCCTACCTAGTGCTGCCGCGCCTGGTCCTGACCCCCGATCTGGCTGAGCAGTGGCAAGCTGCCAGTCAAGAGAGACGCGCGCAGTGGGTGCGTGCTGGTCTCGCCCGTCTTGCACGGCACCACAGTGAGGGTCGCTACCTGCTGAGCGATGTGCCGTACCCCGGCGTTGAGGGCGCGTCTAGGCAGGCAATGACTGTGGGAAACGGCAACCGCGTGATGCGTGCCGCCTGGCTCACGCGGCACGGACAGACCCGTGCGGGGACGCGGCCTGGGCAGGTGATCGGGGCCGGTGAGATCGGACTTGCTACATCGCTTCCCCTGTGGCGCGTAGAGGACGAGAGGAAGATGTTGCTGCGCGTGATCGCTGCCGAGAGCCTGTTCGGAGCAGCCTCGGAGGAGCCGGCCCGCAGCTACCGCCCGGACATCCTCGATAACTACCAGGAGCTGCTTGCTGGACGTGTGGACGCCTCCGACTACCTGATCTAA